ATGGAAATGAACGAGGAAAGTATCAAAAATTTATGGGTAATAGTAGAAAAGACCCATAAGCAAGTTTTAGCGATGAAGTTTTTAGGCGAATTTAAAGCTTATGTAGTAAGTGGGTTTTCAACAAAGACAAGGGACAACCCTTTTAATGAAGCTTACAATGCGATTGATATTACAGATATATCGGTTAACCTGCCTATTTTACCGTCGGAATTAAACCCACAATCTTTTGAAGAAAAGCTACGAGGACGTTCTGTAAAAAATTTTAAATTTGGTGGTGATGATTATTTTTGGTTGATTAAATCTGGTAAAACAGAATATTTATAAGAAAAATATACTATTTTAGTTGGATTTGTGAAAAAATATTCGTATATTTAGATGTAAAAGGAGGAATATATTATGATAGGATTCAATTCGTTTAATTCATTGTTTGAACTGTTAGAAGCATTTCCTACTGAACAGTCTTGTATCGAATATTTAAAGAAAGTGCGATGGGGTGAAAAGGTGGAATCTCCTTTTAGCCCTGGCTCTAAAGTGTATGTATGTGGAAATAATACATATTTATGTAAGGACACCGGGAGAAGGTTTAATGTAAAAACGGGAACCATTTTTGAGAATACGAAAATGTCATTGCGAAAATGGTTTATGGCTGTATGGATGGTTCTTTCAAACAAGAAAGGAATATCATCTTTACAGTTGGCGAGAGACATTAAAGTTACTCAGAAAACAGCCTGGTATGTGTTACAACGGATAAGAATATGTTTGGCATGTGAAAATCAAGGGAAATTGCATAATGAAGTAGAAGCCGATGAAACCTTTGTCGGAGGAAAGAACAAGAATAGACACAACGACAAGAAAGTTAAGGCTTGCCAGGGACGTTCATTCAAGGATAAGACCCCGGTTCTTGGAATGGTAGAAAGAAAAGGAAAGGTTATCGGGATAGTTATCAAAAACACGTCCAAAGAGGAACTTACTCCTAAAATATTGGAGTTTGTTGATAGAAACGCTATATTGTACACTGATGAATGGTACGGATATAATGAGATAGACAAAATGTATTATCACTATTCCATAGACCACAGCAAGAAACAATATGGGTACGGAAGAATCAACACTAATACCATTGAGGGTTTTTGGACTTTATTAAAAAGAGGATATGTAGGAATATACCACTATATGAGTTCTAAGCATCTTCAAAGATATGTTAATGAATTTGTGTTCCGCTATAATACACGAAAAATCAGCGAGAATTCAAGATTTAATTTGTTACTTTGTAATATGAATTACCGTATTACATATAAGAAATTGACAGCATGAGTAAAAAGGAAATGACGATAGGAGAAGAATTTGAAAACTTTATGAGTTTTGCAATGCGATATAATTACAAGAAGAAGGATATAAGAAAGAAGAAGAAAGAAAAGAATTTACTTACACCTTCTGAGGTAAGAGATATTTTTAGGCAAAATTCTTGGTCTGATGAAATGCTTTATAAAAGACTTGTAGGAATTGGAGAAAAGCCGGACAATGCACAAATATTAGTACAAAGGATTCTTCACCCTACAGAAAAAGACTTGGAATTAGAGCAGTCTGTTAAGGAAAAAGACCTTTATTTGGATTGATTCTCTTCTTTGTCTGTTTCTTCTTGAAGTTCTTCTGAACTATCTAATATTACTCCTAATACGGGTATAACATCTTTAGTTAAGATAATGGCTGAACATTTTTGGCATGTATAGCCGGAGGATGTTTTTACCCATTCATGTTTGCATTTATTTTTCATAAACTATTTAAAATCAATTATTTATGAGAGTGGATTTAAAAAAGAAAATGATAAACGGTTATGAGGTCGGTAAATTGCTTGCAAACCTTCATAAAATTTCAAAGGAACTTGACAAACCTTTTGACGCACCCGAAGTCTTACTTGCATATAGCGAGCAGAATAACGGAGTGAACGAAGAATTATCGATTTATGTGATTCATCCAATTTATTTTCCGCCGGAGGACTGTTCTTATGATAAGAACGAACTTATAATTTATCCTAACAACCCAGTTTCTCCACTATAATTCTTTTCTAATTCACTGATTAGATTATAGTCTGTAATAGGTTTAACTTTTGAATAATGTATAAATTGTCTATGGGGATTGTCTTTAAGGTAATATTCTAACATGCCATTAGGATTTGAGATTGAGATTTTAACCATAACAGATTTGTCAGATTCCAAGTATACCCATTCTCCACCTGAATAAGGATTTTTAGTGTTTTCTGAAATTTCCATAATATTTTCTTATTTGTTTGACATTGCAAATGTAGCAAATATCACTATATTTGCAAATGTTCTATAGAACAAATGTTTTAGAGAAAATATTCGGGAGTGCCTTACTTCGTTAAAATCGCCAGTTTTAACACGCACACAAGGCACAAGCCCTCACTGTACCAAGTGGGTTGCTTGTCTGCGTGTGCATAGGTTTCTGGCGATACCTTACGAAGTTGTGGACTGTGACCCACTTCCTTTTAGGTACAGCCTTTATAGGTCACGTGAAGGCAGAAATACGAATAGTTATGAAAAAGTTTGTATTATTGATTTTGTTTGTCGTTTTACCAATAATTGAGATAGCATCTCAAACTGGGAAAACTCTAAAATTAGATTCATTGTCTTCTATTTTAGAGAAAAATTATGATGGTATAAAACTTAAGGGAAAATTGGAAGGAATGCGTATAGATAATTTATTTGATATTTATAATTTAGATATTTGTGAATATTATGATTTGAGAGATTATGATACTGAATTAAAACGTAAAATGTTTAAGACAACTCCAGAGGGAAAAGACCTTTTAAATAAATTGAATGCGAAAAAGAAAGATATAATGAATTCAAGTATGTATTATGTATTTCCTTTTAGATACGCAGGTTACGGAAAAGAATATAATTTAGAAACAAAAACCTTTGACCTTTCCTATCAAATGGATTGGGATGATTTTTATCCCATTCAAGGGTATATGAATATTGAACAACTTGTTTTCAAATGTCCTTCTTCTGTTAAACAATATTGGAAAGAGCGTAAGCATTCAGATAGATATTATTATTACAATACTTTAAAATTACCTATGACAGAAAGCCAAGCCTTTCCTATTGAAACAAATAGGGATAATATGGCTTTAGTAATAGAATTCAAATATTATAATGGTAAGTGGAATTCTCGTCAAGCTGCTATATTCAATATTAGAACATTGGTTATCCAAGGTATTTGTTCAAATATTTATATTATAGATAAGAATAGTAAAGAGATTTATTATTCATTATTACCAATAAAATCAACTATTAGTAATTAATTCTATTTTAAAAACACATTGTGCATCAGTTTAAATGTCTGATGCACATATTGTTAATATTTTTAATTAATGTTTAGTGCAAAGTGGTATATAGTTACCTAAAGTATATAATTGGGTTCATTTTTTTGCACGAGCCGGTTATGTGGTAGTATCAACAGATTACCGCACCCAATTAAAGGATATAGATAAATCGGAGTATTCGGACTTGCAAGGATTCTCTTCTGCCCTGCAACAAGCAATCACTTGTGCTGTAGAAGATTTTGGTGATGCTACAAATCATATAATTGAGCATAGTGTAGAATGGCAAATAAATCCTGCACAAATTATAGCTTGCGGTTCAAGTGCAGGTGCGATAACTGCCCTTCAAGCAGAGTATGAGATTTGCAATCAAACGGCCTTTGCGGACAGATTACCTGCCAATTTCAATTATGCAGGGGTCATTTCCTTTTCTGGAGCAATCTGTGCCAATGGTATTCCAAAATGGATAATGTCCCCTTGTCCTCTTATGTTGTTCTATGGTGATGCCGACAGCACGGTTCCTTTTACTAAGGCAGTAATAGAAGAGGAAATGGGGCTATGGGGCTCAAACTTTATCTGTATGCAACTGAAAGAAAAAGAGACAGCATACTATTTCTATATAGCGGAAGGTATAGGACATTCCCTATCCTATTCTCCTATGAAGGATAATCGTCGTGACATCCTGAGCTTCCTAAACCGGTTGGTACTTGGTAAAGAAAAACGTTGCATTACGACTGTAGAGAAGAATCCGGAAATATCTAGATATAAGAGTGATTTTACAATAGAGGATTATATCCGTGAAAATATGCGTTAACTCCTATCTTTATATCCTTTCCAGAGTTTTTGTTTCTCCACCAATCAATTATCTTTGCACATTATTATTCTATAAAAACAAATCTTTAATTCTATAAATTATGTTGGTACGTATTATCAGTATGGTCATAGCCGGAGTTATTATAGTATATCTAGTCCGTTGGATTGATAATTTTTTCTCCAGGTATCGCAAATAAATCTTGCCTGCAATGTAAACCAAATACTCCAATTTGTTTCCCATTACAACCTATGCGGACATTTTCTAATTCTAAAACAAGAAAACCGCAAAAGCTTTTTATTAGCTATTTGCGGTTTTTCGTTGTGATTCCGTTGCGATTCGGAATATAAAATACTATAAAACCAATACATATAACATTACATTAAAAATCAGAGTAATATAAAAATATTATATTGCATGCCATTGCATTATGTTGTGCAATATTTGAACTGAGTTGTGCAATTTATGTATATTTGCACAACCGATATAACAGAGAATATATGACTACAGTAAAAGCATTTATAAGAACAGGGAAGAGAGATAAAGAAGTAAATGTCAGATTTCGATTATCTGATGGACGCAATGTGCAGTTATTCCACAAATCAGATATTATGGTCTCTCCTACTCTTTGGGATGCCAAGACTGAAAAATATAAGGCTAAAAGTATTATAAAGTTAGACATAAGAACATCATTTAACACATCTATTGAAGAACGGAAGAATCTAATTTTATCCATTTATGGGAGCAACAAAGAATTAACCAGTGAAAAACTGGAAATCTTAATAGACCAGCACTTACATCCTGAAAAATATAACATCAGCAGTGAAGAGGAATCCATGTGTAGTATGTTCCAACGCTATGTTGACGGATGGCTAAATGCAGGTGTAATAGGTCCCGGCAGAAAGAAACATTACGATGTAGTGATAAGGGAACTGACTCGATTCCTCATTATCAATGGCATTGACGGGTTGCCGGTCAATGAATTCAATAAGGAACATATTCTAAATTTTCGTGATTTTCTACGCAGAGAATACACTCTGGTTGAAAAATTTCCAGAACTGTACGCAGAAATGAATAAGCGGAATATACCATCAAAGGAAAGAAGCCAGAATACAATTGCTGAGAAACTATTATTATTACAAGCATTTATGGTGGAGCTTGAAAGTAATGATGTTATTCCCGTATCTCCTTTCCGGAAGATAGGAAAAGAAAAAGAGTCCATTATGAAGCAACAATATGACGAGCCTTTCTTTCTCACCAAAACAGAATTCAATGAAGTTATCCACAAAGAATGTCCCGAAACATTGCAGCGAGTAAAAGATGTATTCGTTGTTCAATGTTGTTTCGGTTGCCGTATAGGTGATTTCAGACGATTCACTTTTGATAATATCAGCATTGAAGAAGGAATACCTTACATTCATTATTTACCTCAAAAAACGCACAAGGATGGACTTATACGCACTGAGATAAAAACTCCCATCATTCGTATTGCTTATGATATTATTATGAAGTATAAAGGTAGGCTACCAAGCAATGCTTTGTTACCCTATTATCCTGATGGCAATGGTGAAACCGGGTACAATTATCAAATAAAAAAACTACTTGAATACTGTGAGATTAGCCGGAAAGTGGCAATGTTTAGTGCGGCATTGGGAACAAATGAGTACAAATCCATATATGAGATTGCAAGCAGTAAACTTGCCCGTAAAACTCATGTAGATTTAATGAATAAAGTTCAGATAGATAAATACGCAGCAGGACTTCATGCAAAAGGCAGCGGAGCTGTAGACAGATATACTGGATTAGGTATAAAAGAACGTTTTATTTTAATGTGTGCGGCTTTTGGCTGCAATCAGTATGAAGTTGACGATGATTTATCTGTAATGGAATAGGCTCACTTAGTATCTCATATTGATACTCTGTTATTTGACACCATCCCCGTAGTTGAGCCGCTACGGGGATTTTTACTGAAAGAGGAGCAGCTTATTCAGCAGCCTCTTCTTTGTGTTAGTATTCAAAAACTATAGCTGAGAGATACTGAAAATTCGTGAAGAAATTTATATGTACGTCGTGAAGGACTAATCTTGTGTCCGTCGAAACATACATTTCTTCGACCTGAATAAGGGTCCTGATTGGAAATCGTATAGCCCAAGGAAAAAGCCAATTGGTCAATTCCTAAAGAAAGGGCGCTTTTAACACGCCAAAAGGCAACATCTCCTCCCTTATTGCGAACTGACCTAAACTCTCCCTTTATCTTTCTACCTTCTTCAGTATAATGTGCATATGAAAAAGCCTCGTTGGGTAATGTTAGAATCAATGCCGGCTCACATTGAAGAAAAAGCAGATAATCCCTTTCACGCCCCAAGCCCACTGAAGGAGTCCTAAAACTGGGACCTATCAACCAGTTCCCCCGCAGTAGTTTACCGTCATCATAGCGTGTATACTTCTGGCCTTTGCTGTCACTCACCTCTATATTAGGCTTATAATCATTGTCCATCCAGTTTTGAAAAGCAAGACCGGTCATAACGCCAATATATTTCCCAATGTAACGGATATATGATACCTCAAGCCCTAAAGCAGGATCAGAGCCATATACAAATAGAGAACCGGATAGAGACAAAACATTTTTATTAGTTCTAAAATCTTCCTCTCGTTCACTGGCAAAAAGGTGAATGACCGACAGACATAAACAGAAGATAAAAGCAATTTTTTTCATTTCAGTCTAAATATTATGGCTGATACCAAAATTAAAAAAATATATTCAACTGCTATAAAGACAACTGCTTTTCTGAAATTCCCTACGTGATTTGAGAGAATTTTATAAAAGAAAGAGCCCAAATGAAAAAAAATCCCGACGAAAGCCGGGACATGTCACACACAATAGATATGAATTGTTGCCTATGAATATAAAGGCAGCTTATTCAACCGCCCCTTCTATTACTTCCTTCAACCGATACAATCTATCAATGGCCGGATTATAGAAAGCATCCGGATAGTGCTGCTTTATATCGCAGATATTCGCATTAACATACATGGAGGTATCAAAAATATGTTCTGCCTCACTTAATGTCACCTCCTTGGGTAACTGGGTTGTTTGTGCCCATTCGATTATTGTCTTGACGGATTCCTCGTCATAGGAATATTTACTTTCTTCTGCCATAATTACTATTTATGTTTTTTATGAATTAGCCTGCACAAATATAGATAATTGAAGGCAATTACAAATGATATAGAAGCCGAAGTTATAGGAAATATTGAGGCTTTGCATTAATTTTGTCACTACTTATAACTTTTTACACCATATGAGCCCAAAGAATGTATATGAATTAATCCAGGAAAGACTGAACATGATTTTTAAAGAGTTCGACAATATATACATTTCCTTTTCAGGTGGAAAGGATAGCGGAGTGTTGCTGAACCTATGTCTGGACTATATGCGTAGGAACCGGCTGAAGCGCAGGATTGGAGTGTTCCACATGGACTATGAGATACAGTACAGTATGACCATTGACTATGTGGACCGGGTATTGAAGGCAAACAAGGACATGCTGGACGTGTACCGTGTCTGCGTGCCTTTCCGTGTAACGACCTGTACCTCCATGTACCAGAACTACTGGCGTCCCTGGGACGAAGCAAAAAAGGAAGCATGGGTCAGAGAAATGCCGGAGGACGCAATGACTGTAGACGATTTCCCTTTCTATAACCGCAGGATGTGGGACTATGAATTTCAGACAGAGTTTTCCCGTTGGCTCCATCAACGGAAAGCTGCACGGCGTACCTGCTGTCTGGTGGGCATACGTACCCAAGAAAGCTACAACCGTTGGCGCACAATCTATCGAGGTGTGAAAGAGCAATATAAGGATTACCAATGGAGCACGAAAATCGGTGAGGGTGTGTATAACCTATACCCACTGTTCGACTGGAAAACGGAGGATATATGGATTGCCAACGGCAAATTCCGATGGGATTACAATAAACTATACGACCTCTACTACCAAGCCGGGGTAAGCCTTGACCGGCAACGGGTGGCAAGTCCATTCATCAGTGAGGCCATTGAGAGCCTTGCCTTGTATAAAGTCATTGACCCCAATACTTGGGGACGGATGATAGGACGTGTAAACGGAGTCGGCTTTGCCGGACTTTACGGCAATACCCGTGCGGCAGGAAGGAGAGCGATACGTCTGCCGGATGGATATACCTGGAAGTCATTCATAGAATTCCTGCTTTCGACCCTGCCGGAACATACCAGGAGAAGATACCAGGCCAAGCTGGAAACCAGTATCAAATTTTGGAAGGAAAAGGGTGGAGTTCTCAGTGATGAAGTCATACAGAAGCTGAAAGACCGCAATATCCCCATCCAGGTAGGTGACAGCACCAACTATAGGACAGACAAGAAACCAGTACGAATGGACTACCTGGATGACATTGACATAGAAGAGTTCCGAGAAATTCCCACCTATAAGCGTATGTGTATATGTATCCTGCGTAACGACCATACCTGCAAGTATATGGGGTTCGCCCTAACCAAGGAGGAGAATGAAATGAAGAGCAATGCCTTGAAAAAATACAAGGATATTTTATAAATACTGCATTGTACAGTAAACATATAAAACTGCCCCGACTTTCGCAAGCCAGAGCAGTCCAATTTATAAATTTAAAGTCTTATGATGAAGATTGTCTGTTGCGCCAATGTTTTACTATCAGCATAACGACAATCAAAACGGTTACACAAACACAAGCAAAACCAATTTGTTTAAGCAAGGTGGATTCTTTTTTTTCTTTTATAGTTTCTGACCGTTTTTCCTCACGGGTATTGGAAATGGTTCTTTTATCAGCCTTGACACTCGTAGTATCGGCTACTACCGTCTGTCTATCCTCCTTCTTATTGAAATCACCTTCTACATGACCGTCAGCCAATAACGGAGATTTCCCGGTCAGGCTGTCGGGCGGTTTTCTTGTATCATAGATACGGAAATCAATCACATAGTTACCATTAGCGGTAATGAGTTCGCTCAAAGAGGTACTTGCCCCATGTACGATATCGACCGATTCACTCGTGCTGTCCTTTCTGATTACTTCTGCATCGGACTTGACAGTTTTATGAGAGCTGCCACATGATAACAATAGGAACAGACACATGAAAGGAGCCAGCAATATATGCCGGCTTACCCAGTTCATAACCTTAGCCAACATAGGCAATGTCATTTATACGGTTCATCCAGCCTCTCTTGAATTTATTGTTAGCCGGACGTTTCCTGCATATATCCTCAATGAAGTCGAACCGTGCAAGCTTAATCATGTCGAACAACTCACGCGGGTTCCTGGCATTCACCGCAGCAAGTGTCTTAGGACCTACTATTCCGTCCACAGTAACACCAAGCAAGCGTTGAGGTATCTTTATCCCATGCGCACCGGATGCCCACACCCAATCGACAAGGATATTAGCAACTGATTGCGATTTAATATCGTCAGCTTTCCATCTGTCCCAATAATGCGGCTTGAGCACCCGGTTAACGACATCCTCACGGGTAAGCAAACGCAGGTCATCCACGTCTATATCACCGTCACCGTCCTTGTCATAGCCGCATGATTTCCACGTGCCGATAGTCACACCCATATTCGTAGCCCCTCCCAAATCGTCAGGGTCATTTACAAAACCGCCTTCCCATTTGAGAATCCACGGCGCTAATTTATACACATTCGCCATTCTTATTTTCCTCCTTGATTTTTGGTTTTACATAAAAATACAATATATTCGCAAACGCCTTTGTTTAAACTTTAAGTTGTGTAGTATTAGGGGAAAGGAAGCCGTTGTGAAACACCTTCCTTTCCGCGAATCAGTAGCCGTTTTGCGGTTCTCTATCACCGCATTTCTTTCTCTCACACCGTTTAAGCGCCAGTTCCAGTTTCAGGTCAGAATTAGTCTCCTTCAGTGTAAACAGTTCATCCTGCACCTTACGGAGCCGGTCAGTCTGTTCCACAAACCGCTGTTCCTTCTCCGAAAGTTGCTTCTGCAGGAACTCGTTGTACTCCCGTAATGCCTTGAACTCCTCGACATCAGCATGAGCGTCCTCAATACGTGCATTGGTTTTGCGCGACATCCACCACTTGATAAGCTGCTTGATGCCCTCGATGCCACCGAGGGCGGTCATCAACATAACCCAATCATTCATATCCATTTCACCAATTCATTTAATAATCTACTAATAACCATTTCTTTGTCCGACACCGCACAAATGTACATCAGACGAAATCAAACAAGTTGTTGAATTACAATTTTCCACTGACATTCCGTGACAGCAAAAGTAATTGCTTCCACAACCTTGAAAAAGGACATAAAAAAAGAGCTCGATGACAACATAAGTCGCCACTAAGCTCTTGGTATTTATATACATTTCTACAAGCAAATATAGGAATTTATATTTGAAATCCGATTACTTATTGCATCCTTTTTAAATGTTCATCCAATGTTTTAGGATTGCACTTCAACTTCCGGCAAATAACGGCTTTACTATAACCATATTCGAGCATAGTTCGGATAAGATTTTCCTTTCCAGTCAGCTTGTAATGCGTGTTTTTATCCCCCTTTTTTCGACCAAGTCGTATTCCTGCAGCTTTTCTGTAAGCAAGGGCCTCCTTGGTTCGCTGACTGATAAGGTCACGTTCAATTTCAGCGGATAAACCGAAAGCGAATGCCAATACCTTACTGTTGATGTTATTACCTAATTCGTAACGCTCCTTGACAGTAAGAACACAAGTTTCCTTAATCATACAGAGGTGAAGCATTGACATAATACCCATCAGGTTTCTTCCTAATCGGCTGATTTCTGTTATGATTAGAGTGTCGCCTTTCTTCATCCTCTTGAGAAGTGGACCTAATTTCCTATCATTAGCAATTTTGGTACCGGAAACCTTCTCGGACACCCATTTATCTATTACAAGTCCTTTTTCCGTTGCAAATTTCTGGACTTCGAACCTTTGGTTCTCGACTGTTTGTTTGTCAGTGCTAACCCTAATGTATGCGTAAACCATTTTTAGCCGTGAAGGTAGTCTTATTCAACAGCCTAACCAAAAAGGGTATTCTAATGACCCTCAAAAGTACAAAGGTATGATAGAAAAGGTTAATATAACAGATGCCAATGTGGTTGAGTTAATTAGAGAAAAACTGCCTGCTGCAACAGAAGCAAACAAGGACTTATGCAAGCTAATGGATTTGAACAAGGTAAGAATATATTAAATGAAGAATACGATAGTAAAATCAGTGCTGGTGTATATTCATCTACTGATAATTTAAATAATATGGCACTGGAATTTTATTAGCGCTAAGAGGTTTCAATACACAGCCCATTTATATATTACTAACTCTGCAAAAATATATATTAAAACCATTCGTAGCAATGGAGAGGTTTTGAAAGATTGGACGTTAATAAATAATACCATAACATAAGAGACTTTTGGAGTATCCATTTTCCTACCCTATCCTTTGACCCTCAAAAGTACAAAGGTATGATGGAAAAGATTAAGTTGTCAGAAGTGGAGAGAGGTTTGCCTAACGGAATAATTGCTCAGATACGCGGGCTGAATACCCAGGGAGAGGGCATTTTAGAAACGGTGGAATCTTTTTTGAGTGACATATTATGTGCAAGAGGCTCCTTTATATATAACAGTCAAGAAGTTATAGATAACCTCAAGCAACCTGGTGTGTATATGCATGGGGACCCCATAATCGGTACGGGGACTTTCTATGGCGCGCATGGTGTGCTCTTAGTCTTGTATGTAAATGAATATACAATACATATTGATTTTCCTGCAAGGAAAAACTTTATCCTTGTAAGAAAGTGTGTCACTGTCAACGGGAAAGATGATTGGTCAGAGTGGAAATATATATCGTTAACAGACATATCAACGTAACAGACCTACCCGTTTTATCCGAGATGGCCGGAACGGATAATCTGTTTCTCACAAACTAAACATCCGTCAATGGCGACAAAGACAAGAAACGGAAATAAATGCTACAGTGGGGGGAATTATTCCCCCACCTTAGACTCCTCCATGTAGCTCGCAGCAGTCACCTCACTCTCGTCAGCCGCTTCCAATATGAATTCAAATGTTGTCGGATGGTAGGAAGACAATAGTTTCGCATATACTCCGGGCGTGTAATCCCTACGCTCAAGAAATACCTTGAATGCTCCAGTATCGGTATTATAGAGCTTGAATTTCGGCCTTGCATTTTCCGTTCCCAAAACACCGCCTATCAGATTTAATTTGTATGAAGGAGCTGCTGTTACCCCTTCAGACCTATATATTGAAAGGAAATATAGGGCAACCGGTCCTCCTCCGTATGACTGTACACTAAATAGAATTCCATCGGAGAAAGAAGATGTGTCCTTTCTCTCAAACAACAATATGGAGGATGTCATGGATACCCGCTTTTCTTGTCGCATGTCCCTGGAAGGTTTCAGACCGTTTTTTTACCTCTGTTGCAATGGGTAGTTTCCCTCTGATTAACTCAACTACATTGGAATCTGTTATGTTAACTTTCTCTATCATATCCCTTGTACTTTTGAGGGTCGTCATTTTCGGATAAAAACGACAACCAGTTTAACATTTTGTTTTTATTCTCGTTTTGTTAATAATTATCTTATTTTGTCAACTGTTCGAATAGCGTTTCGTTTCCACCCCATTCTTGGAAAACGCCAACCCGATGGATGGATTTATGAGAGCACTGTATACATCATTTCCCAACGACGAGTCATTAATCATAATCGAGCCTGCTCGCAGAATAGTATCGCCAAATTCCTCACTGTTATGGTAGTTCCTCAATCTGACCATAGGAAGGTAATTGATGTTTCCATTCCATTGCTCTTCCATAAACTTGATTTCACCGATAACACTATTGTTCTGGTTGTACATCCTGATGGAGTTGGTATCCGGATCCAACTCGATTCTCGTTCCATTCAGTGAAGTGGAGAACTTGCCGATAATCTTAATGTCACCGTTATCCTCTATTCGGAATGCACCGTTGGGGGACCTGATGTTTCTGAACACGCCGCCGTCAACCTCGACATTTCTTCCATAAAAGATCCCCCTCAAGAAGTCAATCAGCAGGTTCGGCCTGAACCCGTTCGCCGGATTCATCGGATCACTGTAATTGAAGTCCTTGTACCCGCCCTCCGTCTCCACGGCCGAACCGTCCGCTCTCACCCCGTACTGGGAGAACATGTACTGCCCGTAGAATACGGCGCTCGCCAGTTTTGCGAAGTTCGCCATCAGAATCTCGACGAACGAATACCTGACCTTGTCCATCAGCACCCAGGTGGCCTTGCTGCCGTTGGCCGCATAGTCCTTTTTCGGATTAATATTCTTAAAAGTGCCCTCCTTGTTCAATACGTAATACTGCCCCTCACACAGCACCATGGGTGCGGACAGTGGGGTACGGGTATAGGATACGGATGCCGCGTACTCCCCGGTCGGATAGACCAGCGGGCCGACCGGTCCCTGCTGGAGATACTTCACTTCTCCCGTCTTGCTTGCCAACGCTTTCTTTACCATATCATGCTGCCGTTGAGAATGTCCATGAAACATTGCCGCCTGCCTGCTGGCACATCGCTTCGGTGCAGGTACCGCTTGCCGCCGCCACATTCGCCGTAGCCGGATTGAGAATGACCCCTGCCGAATCCATAAAGACAAAATAGAACAGCATATTCATTGCCTTCGTGGTCTGTCCCCGCTTGACAAGGATAGGCGTATAAGTCACCGAACCTCCGGAACCGGAAACAATCGTCTCATCCTCGGGATTGGGATTAGTTATGATGTCGTAGGGGTCTGACAAGTCCATCACCGTCTGCGTGTCAAGGCCTATCAGATTGCCGCCCTGCGACACCTCCACCTTGAAGATGCCCGTAGTGTCAACCAGGCTGTCCGTGACGGTCAGACTCTTGCCAGTCTGGTCGACGAGTGTCTGCCAGGTACCGTTAACCATCCTGGACCACTTGTAGGTCAGTCCGGAGGTGATCTCTGACGCTCCACGCCGCGCCATCGCCGTGAGAACGACACTGCCTCCCTTCTCACGGATGGCAAAGTATTTGTCATCTCCGGAAACGATGGTCACCACGTTCTGGTTGCCCACACCCTTGGTGATAGGGATGCTGTAGACGAACTGCACCTCATCCGACACGTTGCCCACGGTCACCGTAGCCACCGCCTTGACGCTGCAGCTCGCACCGGATGACGCCTTCACCAGGTTCTTCACGATCTGAAGCCCGTAATAGTTTGTAGTGCCTGCTTTATATGGAATGAACTTGAAATGCCCCGTCTCGCCGCCGAACGTGTTTGTGGAGACGTTACCCGAGAACTTGATCTCGACGTCATTGAAATACCACCTGATGGCTGAGGGCACCACAATCCCCTCAGCCACCCGTGAGGAGGTGAGAAGGAAGGAGAGCGTCGGCTTCATCGTGGTGAAGTCGGGGGCTATGTTTGTCGGAGCCCCCGATTCACCATCATACTCTTGATAGAGGTCGCCTTTGTCGCACATAATCGCTGGCATGTAAACGCCAGACTTTTGCGAAAAGATTACCTGCCCGACCTTACTCGCTACGCTCATCGGTCACCTCCTCCCCGTCTTTATCCATGAAACCCTCCGGAGTGGCGACCTCCACCGGATCTTCCACGCCGTCTATCTCACCCTTGGCCTGCTGCGGGGAAAGGCACACGCCCCCGACTACTGCCGCCCGGTCGAATACCGTATCGCCGGGAAAGCCTGCCACATCGGCCTGCCATAACAGCACATTGCCGTCGGCAGTGCTGTTGCGGATTCCCGCCACTCCCAGCTTGTCCGCAACTTGCTTTGTAACCTTGATATAAAATGCCATATCACAAATTATTAGAAATTAAACATCCCTTTTCCTTGCCACTATAAACTTACCGCTGTCATCCGTCACGTACTTGCCGTCAGATGTCACCACCGCCGCATACGGGCCCTTGTCAATCACCTTCAGCTGTAGCATCATGCCGTCGGTGCATGGGATGGAGGGCGAGTACCCGGCAGCGGCCAGCACGTATGAGGAGGCGCCGGCCGCCTTCGTGTACCATTCGCACTCAAGGATGGCCTGGGGATTGGGGACAATCCCTGCCGTATCACGGATGACCGGTTTCGGGTATATCATCTTGGTTCCGTCTGCCACCTGCTGCGGAAATCCCTCCCAGTCAATCTCGATGCTGGGAATACGCCTGCGGATGGTGGTGGAGACATAGTCTATGTCACTGTCCGGCTTGGATGAAGGAGCACCGTCCTTCGAGTACGATGCTTTCACAACGTAGGTCTGTTCGTGGCCGATATAGTCCCGGTCTATGGTAAGCACGTTCTTTGTCAGTGATACGAACTCCCAGTCATTGTCGCCGTTACCGTCGGTAATCTGCTCCAGTGCGCCCGTATTCAGCTTCCGATAGAAGAAGAACTTGCACTTGTTGGTTGCTGTGACATCTACATCGCCGACAAGCAGCTTGGCGGTAATGATATGTTTTGATATATCACGGCAAGGATTCCAATCCAAAGAAGAAGGAGAATCAATCACCAGCTTAGGCTGTGCTTCGCTGCCATCTACGGCGCGAACAAGACGGCTGAAACGGTAGACGTGCGTCTGTCCGGTACGCTTCGCATCGACATACTCGGCGTAGAACTCCAGTGTTACCGGACTGCCGGGAACGGTATTCTTTTTCACTTGTATCTTACCCTTCTCGGCTCCGGTCTCGGTAATGACATAGCTCTTGTTGGCAGATGTAATCAATGTCCGCACACCGTTCAAGCGCTCGTACCACTTCATGTTGACCAATGACGCGTTGACCGCGCCCACTTTGGTCACCGCATCCGGGTCGGTGGCATTGCACCGGGGGAACAGCGTCAGGGGGGTAAGCGTGTAGTCCGGAGTGTACTCGGCCTTGTCAGCCTGGTACACCTGCACGTCCGGTACGCTGCCGACAACCTCTATCCCGCCGCTGGTCTGGAGAGGGCGGTAGTTGACCTCTATCTTCTTCTGTATAGTCTGCATAATTAGAAAGTTATATAATTCATTGTCTCATAATTATTCTGCCCGTCACGCAGCAGCACCCTTGCGATAAACTTGCACCCGGTCATGTTCATATAGTTGGGACCGAGGTCGTTGACCGTCAGCGGCAGCGACTTGCCGGTTTCCGCGTGTGCGACCGCCCAGGCGTTGTCCTCGGTGACGTTGCCCGTGTCGCGCGTCCACTCCACATCACTGTCAAGGATATGCGCCGTCACGTCACGGTTGTACAGCTCACCGGTAATGGTGAGGGTGGTCGCAAAACGCTCCGCATCGAAGTACCAGCCATTGGAGCTTTCTATATCGATGCTGAAATCCGGATTGCCCTCGATCATTGCCCAGGATGCGGAACCGTATTGGGGTTCGTCGGTAGTGCCGGAAACAAGACACATCCACTTGCATCCGTAGTGCCACACGGTATCGTACATCATCACACGTACAGTCTCGGTCTGTGCCTCGCGGTCGGCTTGGTAGGGTTCTGCTCCCGTGGCGGTCTCCATGCTCCACTCGCCACGGTCGTTGGCGATGCGGGGCAATACGCCTTGGAAGTCGATGCGGTGGATGTCCTGCGCTACCAATCCCCGAACGTAGATATAAGAGTGCAGGTAGTTGATGGGCAGGTTGTCGAACAGAGACAGATGCTTCAGCCTGCCGACGATCACCGAATAGTTGCTTTCCTCAAGGACGGGTTTTGTGACCCCGTTAAGCATGCAGATACAATGCTCACGGGATGACAGATACCAATAACCCTGCCGTTCAGTATCAACCGGGTTGCCACGGTGTGATAATATCATCAACGGCTCAGGAGGATAATTCTTGCCACCCGGCACCTCGCTATCAGGGTACATCACAGCGTTGATCGTATTGGCTGAGATGTCAACATGCAAGACACGTAGCCAGGAGGTATAATACTTGCCGCCACCTGATGCAAGGTCATTGACAACACCATATACAACATCGTTTTCTGCCAGTGCAGTAAAGTCGTTATCCCACCGTTTCTTCATCTTCAGGCTGTATGTGCCGTCTTCAAGCTGCGATACACTTTCGATGGTACCGGACTCGGAGAATGAATAGTCGCTTTCCATGGCGGAGAGACGGTTGAAGATAAGCTCAAGGACGGTAAGGCTGTCGCGGACCTCGAGGCGGGACAGCTGCATACGGCCGTCAGGGAATATTCCGGCACCCTTGCCCGCGACCATCGAGTCGATAAACTCGCCGAACTTCAACAGAAAATTTGTGCCGTCAGACTGGTCTTTGCGAAGGAACATAGCCAAGGAACGCAATGCCGAAAACACGTTATTATCCGTGGCCGGTGTAGAGTCATTCCTTCTTATCACATACACACCACTACTACCACTGCCAGTATAGGTCTGTCCCTTCAGAGTAAGGCTCTCAACCTTCTCCTCCAGCTCCCCAATACGGGAATAGGCAGCGGTTTCCCCGACAGTATATATAGGGGAATCATAAGGCAGGTCAAGATTGAATTCAAATCCGATAATCCTTGACTGCCTTCCGTTCTCGAAATAGGCCTTGTTGATAAGGTTGACCTTTTGACCGATGCTGTAGAGGTTGTGAATGCCGTCCTCACTATATGCGACATCCGACATCATCTTACAGTTATATGTAGAAGGGTCTATCTTTGATTTGGCAACGTACTTATCGGCTTTGTCCTTTAACTCCAACTGTGCTTCTGCTACCAGTCCCATTTCAGCTATCTTCATGGGATTCCAGCCCGATAAGATGTAAGTATCACCATTTTCGGGGATAAGCACTCCATCCGGAAGCGGTCTGCCGTAGTCCTCATTCCTGACTATCTCCCAAAGCTGTGCCTCAGGGTTCCAGCTACCGTTCTCCAGTTTCTCCGGCTTTCCCTCAGGGTCGAATGTCACAGCGAATTCCATACCATTCAACTTGCCGGATTGGAAAGTGATTTTCAATTCATTACCGGGAAGGATATAGTCCTTTGAGAAGGTAATGCCAGTATCCTTGAAACGGTAGGCATTCCACTTCTTTTCAGTGGTAGTCCCGTCGGCATTTTCTATTTTGTCAGTGTATTCCTTGGTGGTAATGTCCGACATCGTGCCGCCCCTTCGGGGATAGATCTCATCGAAGATAACCACTTGTTCGATGGCTTCCTCGATGGTCATACCAGGATAAGCGTCTATGTACGGAGTTCCTTCGGGCAACATTAAGCGTTTTTGCACCACGCCGTTCAGTACTACAGTCTCATCAACGGGGCGGTAGTCAGATGGGATATTCTTTGTTGAGCCGAAAGCATAGATACGGGTGGCGTAGGTGGACCGGGATTCTGATCGTGGCATTTCCTGCACGTTTTTCCCAATCTCGAAATCCACCGCATCGCCAGACTCACAACGTCCGAAATGGATGATGTTTTCAGTCACCCAGCATTCGCAATCCCATTTCTTTGCCATAGAGAAGCAGGCGTCAAGGATGTTGATGTTGTCATAAGTCATCAGTAGCGCCTTATTCTCTACAGTGCTGTCAATGGAGAAAACAAAATCTTGTCCTTTGTATTTGTAACCAAGAGCTTTTAAATTTCTAAGGACTATACCGGCTTGAACATCAAGTGAAGCGGTGAGATTCCAGGACGCTTCCTGCCCGGCCACTTCGGGGGTATATTTAAAGATTTTGTTTTTCCATTTCCAGTAGTGGGCGTCAAGCTGCAACTCATAGTCGTAGCCTGCGTTATCGGTGTTGAATACCGGCTTCTGCAAGTCGCACACCTCGAACAGCCCGAAGTCGCACTCCACGTATGAACCAAGTTTGAAGAATATAGGACTCTCCAAGGAGAACTTTAACGTGATGTAGTCCTCCTTCATAAGAGTAGACTTACGCTTGCAGCCTTCATTGGGAAGGGTAGTAAGCAGGATAGCACCGGATATGTCTTTGATGTCGATTTGTTCCACGTCTTCAAAGTTCGGAGATAAAAAAAAGAGTGCCCAATTTTGAGCACTCATATACGCAACAATCTCTCTATTGTTGGAATTTAATTTCTGTTTGCCGGATTCGGTTCGTTGAACTTGGCTGAAATTTTTCCGAAAGTTCGGTCTAAACTCTGTGCGTAAGTGACACTCTTGCCAGTATAAATAAGATGATAAATCTCGCTACTATTAGCCGGGACTTGAATATCAATCTTGCCTTTATAAAGCTCATCGAAGAAAGCTTTTTTCTTTGATTGATAATCGGACTGGGAGTTTCCTTCAATTGTAAAAGAAAGTGTTATTTCCCTCTCATCGACTTTAGGATTATTGATTATCACACGTTTTCCATGTTCTAACCGGGACTTATTCTCTATAAATTCTTTCATGGGTGATGATGCACCAAGTACATCAAGAAAGCCCTCTCCCATTCTTACCCCCCATGTTGTGTAGGCGTCTTGGGTATTTATCAATAAATCTGACATAGTTTATAATTTAGATGTATTGTTTTTCACTTCTGCCATATCTTTCTGAATTTGAATGATTGGTTTTACAATAGCTCCTGTATTTTCCGTAATCTGTACCAATTCAAGATAAGATTGTGCTATCAAATCTCGCGTATCATCAGCGATATTCCTTGTTTCCGTATTTATGGAAAGTAGAGCATCAGCTTTTACTGTTAGTAAATTAAGCGATTGAGATTGAATGATATTTTGATTCTTTATCTCTTCTCCTGCTATCTGCAGAGCAGTAAACCTACCGCTTAATTCTCCTGCATCTTCATGTGTCATTTCAGTACCGAACCCTCTGGAAGCTGAAGACTGGGATGTTGATTCTTGCGAAATCTTGTCATATCCGGTGGCTGCGGCAAGCTCGTCACGGAGCTTCATCGCTTCTTCAATGTAGCCCATATACTCGTTGTTCAACGCATTTCTTTCGGATTCCGTCAAAGAACCATCCTCCATACCCTTTGCAAACTTCTCATACCACTTCTTTAGCTTGTCCTGATAAAGTGTGCCTATCTGCTCGGAGAGCATAGCTTGCATGAAGTATTCCGAAATGTCTTCGGCAGCATCTTTAGACGATGCCTTCATATTCATAAGGGTATCTATGAAATTACTGTACACACCATCGAATGTGGTTTGTGTAAGCTGCTCGTTTATCTGATTATGGATTTCCTCAATACGTTCCTCTCCCTCGATAATCTTATCAAGATAATCTCTCACATCGCCATCTAATTTAGCCCAAAAAGTAGGCGCTTCTGACTTTAGTTTCTCCAACTGTTCAGTAGTTAGGTCAAACAATCCCGTCATGCGTCCGGTACCTATAAAATCCTTGGCGTCTTTGACAGACATATCGAGCGCTCTGGCGATGTCCTGCCAGTCGCTTGACGAGGTGTTCTTTGCCATGCGCTTGCCAATGGAATGAGAACCGGCAGACGCACCGGAGTTTAATCGTTCACGCCCAAGTATTCTGTACGCCTCAATGCTCTTGTTGACAAGTTCAAGAGCCTCTTTGCCTACCTTGTCCGCTTCTGCTCCGTAAGATGTGTTGATGTACTCCAGCTTCTTGTCTATCAGCTCATCCCATATCTCATTGAGTTTGTTATATTCCTCGACCATCTCATTATAGTGGGAATAATCGGCACCACCCAAACCCGGTATTAACCCTCCCAAAGAAATAACAGAAGTCAAAGCCCCTTTAACGGTTTGTAGACTACCGGTGATGATAGACATAGGCTTCATCAAGTCGATATTTCCAAGTCCGTTCAGCATCTCACCAAAACCGGACATTGTTCCTTCCATCCATTCAGGTGTTTTTATACCAAGCGTTTCCATGATACCGATAACTTGATTACCGGCATCGACATATTGCCCTATCTCATTAATTCCTTTATGTAAAGCATCCGTGGCTTCATATAGGGCTTTCTGCTTGCTGTTCTTTGCACTTTCAAGGGTGGCTTTGGCATTCTTCTTTTCTTCATCAGTACCTTCTTCCAAAGCTTTGTTATACGCTTTCTGTGCTTCACGCTGTGCATCCGTGACTTCTTTGAGGGATTTGAAAGAAATAGACATAGTTTCAAAAGGATCACGTTCTGAAACCTTATCATCAATCCGTTCAATAGCATCTACCAGTTCTTTAAGGCTTTCAGGAGATAAATCCTTTTGAGATGATATAAAGTCTTTAAGGTTCGCTTTCAACTTTTTCAAAGTATCAGTAGAAACCTTGTCAAGATTACCAAAGACTTGTTCCCAATTCATATTTTTCTTGAATTGTTCAGCATCAAGTTTGAATATATCTTCATTCTTGATTTCTGTACGCTTCTCAATGCTTCGGTCTATTTGGGCTATTTCACTAGCATCACCTTTGGTTTCCGCTTTCTTACGGGCTTCCTGTAATATTGAAATATCATCATTAAATTTCTTTTCAATGGCAAGACGTTCATCGGCATAAGACAAATAGCGCTCTGCCAAATCCTTATATATCTTTTCATTACTGATAATGGCTGTCTTGTATAGTTCATCATAATAGTTTTGCTCATCATCAGACAGCTTTATATCGGTGGCATTAAAAGACTTGCCTTTATTCTTCGGATTAGCTTCCCATGCAGCGCGAGCATCCTCAACTTTCTTCCGCAAAGCATCTTCTTTTTGTCGGTCAATAGCCTGCATCTCCTTTTCAAAGTTGAGTTCCATTTCAGCGATAGTCTTGGCAGAACCTTCATCCATAGCTTTGATTCGGGCTTCATCAACTTCCATCTGCAAATCTTCGGCAGAACGTTGCTGTTCTAATGATTGCTTATCAAGGAGGGCATTGTATTTGTCTGTTTGCTTGCGGAGCTTTTCGGCTTCTGTTTCTTGTTCATTACCAGTAATGTCTTCCGTCAATGCCACAATATCTATTGACTTAGCCAATTCCTCATTGGCCTTATTCAATAGTTCAACGGCTTCTTTATTCTTTCTCAGAGCGTCTGTTCTTCGATTGTATTCAGCAGCCTCCTTAGTCAAAACCTGACCGCTTTGTGTATACCCGGTTACTGACGAACCAACAACTACGGTTGTAGTTGCCGTTCCCCCTTTTGTACTTTCCCTATTCCTATTAGTCCAATTAGTATCTGCGTTTATGGCTTTCTGTAACTGGTATATTTTATTGTAATTTTCTTCTATAATTTTCATCGCAGCCCTTGCCTGCGACGCTTTTAGTATATTATCCGTTAGATTCTTGTATGCGGAAGCAGCATTACCTGCAAGAATAGCCTCGTTTGTCAGATTGCTGAAATATGAAGGATATTTCTTTTTCAGCTCATCAGCAGCCGCGTTCCTTTCTTTCAGTGATTTCGTATGGTTCTGTGTCGCTTTGTATAAAGTGTCGAGTTCCACACGCTCCCTCACTGAATCTTTAACACTGTCAGACATAATCTTACTAAGATTCTGTTGATAAGAGGCTACGTCTTGTAAGGCATCCTTAGCTTTAAATAAACCAGCAACCCAATCCACTACTTTATCACCGTATAAAGTAAGCAGTGTAATTCCAACGGTCAATACAGACTGCCAGCTAAACAAAGAGGATACAACCTGTTTCCACACCGGAGTAGCCGCCTGCCCCGACTCCTTCAATAGTTTATATTCAGTTCTCGCCCGTTTAATTTCATCTGCTAAAATTGGAATATTATTCGATATAGCAGAGAAAAAGACTTTTGGACCGTAAGCCAAAGAAGGAAGTTCGCGTCCTACTTGCTGAATAGACATACTAAGCCCATTCCACTGCTTACCATAATTACCTACATTACGTTGATGATTGCCAATAGTGGCATCAAGTTCCTTTATTTTTGTATCCGCTTGTTGAATAGACGCAAGCAATTCTTTACCAAAAGGAGAATTGCGCTCTTCTTCTGTCAATTCGCGATAGGCTATTCTCATTCTTGATAAAGACTGGGATAACCCGTTCATGGAAGTGGCGGCTACATTATCAAGTTTGGCATTATTATTCAACGCTTGTCTCACCTCCGACAAAGCGGTTTTATGTGTCAATAATGAATTGTTTAACTGTTCAAGCCGCTTTTGTTGGGCAGAAGATAAAGAAGATGATTCCCCTTGTGATTTATTGATTTTCTTAATTTCAGCATTAATCAGACGGATAGCATTCATTTCCTCTACCATTCGTTTGATATTGGCATCCCTTGTTCCAAGAATATCGTTAATCTTGGTTTTCAAATCATCATAAGCCTTTGCTTGTGCTTGAATGCTTGCTGTTTCAGCCGTATTAGTCTGTGTATTTGCATCACCTATCTGTGCAGGAGCATTAACGACTTTAGATACTTTCTCCTGCGCTTGAACAATCTTTTCAGTAGCTTTATTGATTCGACTGACCGAAAGCATTATTTTCCCTTCCGTTGCCGCAATTTTATCCACCAACGCATCATATTGCCCAATCAAAGAGGTAAGCTGCGATTGCAATCCCTTTGCAATATCAATATCCACTGTGATATTAATACCCATCAATGCTTTCTTTACATTCTCTATCTCGTTCTTTAGTTTACGCAACTTCTGAACGTCATCGTCTACATTTGATATAATTCCTGCCATATTATAGTTTTTTTTCTATTTGCCTACCTGCATACAAGATGCCATTAGTCATAATAACTTCAAATCCTTTACTTTCGACATAGCTTGCATAAGGCTGACCGTTAGCCAAATAAAGCCCATCCTTTGATTTTTCGGAATAAATCAGAAGATTCTCTGTATTTCTTACCGCTTCGGAATGAGAACCGTCTGATTCCACCCACATATCTACTATTTTCCCATTACGGACAACACACCCCCCATTTGCATTATTCAAGTTACCAGTCCTATTTTCATAAGTCTTGTTAATCTTTGCATTTCGGGTGGCGTCTCTCCCTATTTGAGAAAGAGTATTATAATACTTATCATCTACACTTTCAAGCAATTCATCTAATCCTGATGTATCTCCTCTAAACTCCATTATTTTTCATTTGTGCTAAGTTCGACAAACACAAGTTATCCAGCAATATTTCAAATATTTAATATGCGACAACGGAATAATTGTCGTGAAATAATTGGGAATGATTGATTTTTGAGATATTTTTGTTTATCAATATTAAAGTTAATCATTATGGAAACTACATTAAACATTGTATCAATCATCATCATTGTGTTTGGAATACTTCAAATCATTCTATTTTTCAAAATATGGGGGATGACGAATGATATTTCGGAAATTAAAGTTATGGTTAAAGATTATATCAAAAAATCGAATAGCAAACCTATATGTGATAAAGATAAATCAGAAAGTGATATTAAAATAGAAGATTTGGTTGTAGAATTAAAAAATGAACGTCAATTAAAGGTGGTCAATATAACGGATGATGGGAAATTTGAATGTATCATACCTGGAGGAATATCACCTATTGGTATATTCAATAGGGATGAAATAGAATTGTTTGACAGATACTGGAATAAATCAAAATAAGACGAGACAGCGCACCCCAACCTAATGAGGTGCGCATTATTATTTAAGCAGCATCTTTACCTAAGAACTTTTCTACGAAGTAAATTTGCCCCTTACCAGTCACTTTGGTAGTAGTAGTGACCAATACAGAGCCGTCCGGCTTGGTGATGGTGGTTTTCTTCAATTCAAAAAGCCCCAATTTCATAGCTTTCTGCGTTGGCTGATTGTAGTAGTCACCCTTTTGGCAAAGATAACCATTCTCGCGCATCCAGCTAAACAAACGGTTCTGACCGATATTCACTCCATTTTGTTGCAGTATCTTTGCTAATTCAGCAACCAAGCAAGAACGTTGAGAAGTTGAAACGGCATCGGCAAAAAGGACTTTAGGTGCATCTTTCTGAATCTTCTGTTCGGCTTCGATACGCTTCTGTTTTTCTTCTTTCAAGTTGGTTGCAAGCTGAATCAGAAAATCGGGTGAGGTCAAAGCCTTTTCAAGTGTCTCTTGCGTCATGTATGCACCATGTTTGCGGATTGAAGGCAAAACTTCGCTCGTTACCCATTTGCGAAACGGCTTTGCTTTTTCACTGTCACTGCGAATTATCACATCATATAAACCGCTTTCGGTTATAAATGTAACTTGTTGATTTCTACCTAACGAATCTATGGTGTCCATTTGGTGGACATCATCTTCTTCAAGCCTTGACCGGACATTTCTTGCGTTAGCAATGCCTATAACATTGCATACATCTGCCAAGCAAAACAAAGGTTCATCACTCTCATTCATCGCAATTCTCACTTTTCCGAACTGCTCATTTTGGAAAATCTGAATATTATTCATACTTTTACACAGTTTTAAAAATTAGACCCCACCAAAGGCAAGCTCCTCACTTCTTACCAATGGCGGGGTTATATTTTTCAGCCGTGAGGATAGCTGCGTTGTTTCTGTTTGCAAACTTATTATATAATCGTGTAAGAGAGAGATTTTCACTTTACCATAACACGACAATCGTTTCATTGTCGTAAAGTTTTTGGCGGTGGTCTGATTTTTATCTGTTTCATAATCATTTAGTCAATACATTGTCTATCAATCCACGAAGTTCTTTCAGTTCTTCTTCGGTCAACCCATACACATTGCCCAATGCAGAGGGCTTTTCAATCTTTAAACCGTACTTTACCCCCCCTGTTGCTTCTCTTTGGGTAAAACGGCAATAGCAAATCGTTTACTCATTTCTTGCTGTTTTAATTAATGACTATGTTCTCAGATTCTCGTTGAATAGCCTTAAAGGCGGCGGTCTTGCTTTGAGGTTCATAACTATGGAATTTATAAGGCAGCCTTTAAAGTCGTGCGAAGACTGCCTTTTTGAATAATCGTGTTATTTATACACTCGGATATATCCTGAATCCCTCTACCAGCTTCCCCTCAAAATCAGAAATCAACTTGCGTATCTGCTTGTTTTGATTGTCAGCATTTATATAGTGACCTGCCAAATAATAACCCTCTACATAAGCGTTGCCTATTTGGGAGAAGATATTACGCAATCTTTCTTGAAATGGAAGTTTGTCACAGTCAAAGACACCTGCCATTATTTCGCCATAAACACCATATCCAAACCCTTTTTCATCTCTCATTCTTTTCGCTGTTTCTTTCAACCGTTTATTGAAACGGTTCAGTTCGGACTTGAATATCTTTTCGGCATACTTGGTGCAATCATTCTTGCGAAGCATTTCTTCCATTTCGTTGAAGGCGCTAATATACGCTTCTTTGAATTGTGCAGCCACCCTGCCAGTGAATCCCATAGCCAAAAAGGTGAACCCATCACGGGTTAAATAGTACATGGGTCTTTTTTCACCTTTTTTATCGACATATTCAACGGGCGCAAAATTGCGCTGGTTAAATAACTCACTACAATCCAATGATTTAATAGCTCTCAATACATCTTTGTGTGCTTTACCAAAATACTCGGCAACTACCAATGAGGAAGTTACTGCCTTACCTTCTCTCACTTCAATCAAATCAACTTCATACGAAGAAGAATTGTTCCTTTTAATAATCTCTGTTTGCATGTTCATTATATTTATGTGTTAGTACTATAAGTTCTACTTTAATCACCCACATAGTGAGCACCGAAATGCCCGTAACTATACGGATTGTAATATACTGATTGAGGTATTGACAAATCATCATAAGAGCTACGCTCTGTTGGTTGTGCCAAAGCGGATTTCATAGCTTGCTTCTCTACCTCTCTTATCTCTTCTTTAGAGATACGTTCTTTCTCGTTAGCCCAAGCAAGTTTCAAACAGTCTGCCCAAGTCTTCACACCGTGAGTAAGAGAATACAGTTTCATGTACTTCTTTATCTGATGGGCTTCTTTCATTATCTTGCTTAAATTGTAGCGTTTCATAATTGTATGTTTTAGCATTTATACTATTTCGTTGTACTTTGATGATGCAAACATACTACTTAAATAGTATAACACAAAACAGAAAGAACTATTTAATTAGTATATTAACCTTATTTAATACTATTATAATAGTACAAAAAAACAAAGAAACGTACCTTTGTATAAAATTAAAATACACGATTATGAATCTAAGAATTACCGAACACTGCAAAATGCAAGGCATCACCTTACAGGAATTAGCTGATAAAATGGGGGTAGCCCGTTCGACATTAGCTAATACATTATCAAAAGGCAATCCTACCATTGAAACCCTATCCAAAATAGCGGACGCTCTCGGAGTTGAAGTAACAGACCTATTTGAAAAATCTTCCGATGAAGTTATAGGAGCTGTCCGAATTGGAGATAGCACTCACGTTATCAATAGTAAGGAGGATATTAAGAAGTTAGCGGAAAAATTATAAACTTAACTTAATAAAATAAGGAGGTAATACTATGAGCGAAAAAAAAATCAAAGAATCTGATGTAGTAATAAATACACAAAATGGGAAGGAGTATTATATTACTCAGATAGAAAAAGTGTATGATGCAGATTTAAAACATTCAGTTCCTACGGGATATGCTGAATGCCGTCCTAATAATTTAGATGATAATCTGCCCGATTATAATAGATTCACTATTGACATTTTAGAACTAAAAAAATAAAAATATGGAAAAGAAATATATTATAAAAGGAGTTTTAAATTCTTCTGTGCTATCTTTAAACTCTTATGGAACATACTGCTTAACAAATATTTCAGATATATACCACGAGGCAGAAAAAATTAAATTCTTTGATTCAAAAGAAGATGCGGAAAGCTACATTCTACAAAATAAACTTTCCCCAGTCACCATATTGGAAATTTTCATATAATAGTAAAGCCGGATTCCTCCGGCTTTAACTTTACTTTACCCATTAGCATTTCCCATATAAGTCTTACGAGAAACCTGCTTATTCCAACTCGTTCCATTCTTGTTGAAATTTCCCAAGTACCGCCCTGTAATCCGATTCACAAGATTATTAGGATTACTTGCATTACTCCCATAACGTCTCTCTGCAATTCTTGCAGCTTGTCGGGCAATATCCCAACCTGATTTAGTCCTTTTCCTGACTCAGCTTTAAATTTTAAAAGTTAAACAATATAATTTCGCCATATCTATTTCTTTTTCCTACGATTAGCCAATTCCTTACCACTGATTCTATTCACCTTTTGACCACTGACACTATGAAGTTTATCCCGTTGCATCATCAACAGATTCCTATAAGGGATAATCTCAAACACTTCTGTATAACCCAGATGAAGCGTATCAATCAAATGGGCTATCTGCCCGAAGAACGTTGCGTTTCCTACTGTTTCGGTCTTGCTGCCAGCATCGACACGTTCCTCATCGAGCTGACACACTGAAAAGCCGAAATATCCATCATAGAGAAACAGACTTCCAAGGCATCTTTGACTTCTTCAAAAGTGCCGTTCTCCAATTCTTTGACCAAACTATCATTCCCGCAGATGAAGCATGAAATACCTTTCAGCATATCTTCAGTAGCTTCAGGAAGCTCTTTAATAGCCTCCATGATATTATCTCCTCTCAGGGCGATATCGGAAAAATGATGAATGGCACGACAGATAATTTTAATTGTAGGAGGTTTAATGGTATAAACCATCCCTCCTATCTCCACATTCATGAAATCCAGCCCTAACAAAGCATCAGAAACCGTTTTTGCTGCTTGATTCATATTCTTAAACTAAAAGGGGGAATGGTATATATCCATCCCCCGGTTATCACTCTTGTGCTTTTACCAATGTTATCTCTTTTTTAAGAGTGGTATCAACTTCAGAAGGAGTGGTTTTAATATCTCCTGACTGAGTGACGTACCCCACTTTCGACACTTCATAGTGAACGGTAGCCCCAGCATTCACCTGCTTTGACTTGACCGTTGCACCGTCCAGCTTTACGGTCGCATCGGAAGGAGTAGGTACAATGGTTACTGTAGTTCATGCCTGCAAAGCTTTAATCTGCCCTTCTTCATAGTTATACTCAGAAGAAACACCTTCGATTCCCGGTTCCTGCACCAAGCCTTTTACAGCGATTGCAATTGCCTTATCCGTATTGGCTTCACGGGAAACAATACGGCATTTTGGGAAGATGAACCAGACATCATCATCGGTCAGACAGAACAATGCTTTGTTGATAATAACTTTATCCAAAGCACGCTTCCAACCTACATCTTTAGATGTTGCCTGAATAACATCGCCACCCATGAACGCTTTCTTGGTCTTCCAGTCATATTGTCCGATAGAGAAAGCGGGCGATACTTCTCCCGGCGCATCATCGTAACGGTAATTCTTTCCCGTTAATTGGTTCTTGTGCCCAGTGACGGAGGCTTCCGTTTCCTCAATCTGCCACGTTTCCCCGTGTACATTCAAAACCTCATCTTTCGCTTTGATAGCGGCTTGAATCAAAGTCTTTGCGATTTCGGGGGTAATGTCTGCCGTTACCTTATCAATATCGGCAAACAAGATTCTTTTTATTCCTACTGCTGAAATCATAATCTTATAGTTTTACATTTATTACTTCAAATAAAATTCTCACATTCACGTAATGGCATTTCAAAGCTGTATCCGCTTCCGCGCCAATTGATTCGATAGAGTAACGATAGGTTGTACCGTCATAGGTGCTTACTACATCATCAAGCAGCTTGTCAGCCTTTCTTTCAAGTTCGTTAAGCCGGATTGTGTTCGCTTCATTCTCGCTTAAATTGGGTACACATAGATTCACTTCTGCAAAAGATTTCTTCCAATACTTTCCCGGCTGTTGTTTCTTCGTATGGATAACGATTCTTTCAGAGGTCAATTCACCCGTCAGCGTTTCCCCGTCCGGCACTATGGCTATTCCGAAAGCCTTGCAATCCCGGTAGAGAATGTTTCCTATGTCGGTAGTTACAATCATTCCACAATCTCCCAATCTTCGGCAAATACATCACTGATAGACGGAACCCATGAATCAGCACGTCCGTTATTCTCATTGTAGATAAGGCACTGGCTTGTATAGTCAATGAATCCTTTACTTCTCAGAATAAGGTCTTTTGCTGATTGGGAAAGAGATTGCATCTTAGGGATGATGTCGCTTTCGATATGAGCTGGCACTTGTTTGAATACCATCAAACCTTTACCGTTCCAACCACTTCTACGAACAGCCCCACCTTGTTTTAACACTTCGATTGCATCACCGAAGCCCATTACGGATGAATCATCGGCTTTATCGTATGTTTTCTCAAAAATGTCCGGCTTGCAAGGATAAAACTCCCCGTTTACTCCTTTGATGATATAATCTCCATAGTTTGCAAGCATTTTGCCTTCAAGCGTTTCGATGTACACACCAAGATAAGGCTCATTGGTGTTGCCATTCTCGTCTATACCGAAATCGGGATTGTGTTTCGGTACGGGAGTTCCGCCCATAAAATCACATACAACATCGAAGTTGTCTGTTGTCAACCGAATGGCTTCAATTACTACTGGTTTCTTTCTGTATTTCATTTTTCAAATTCTTCTTTTAATCGTTTCTCCGCATATAAAGCGGCACTACTTAAAACATCAAATCCCTTAGATTCTACGAATGATGCGTATTCCGCTTCGTTTTTCAGTGTCAAACCATCTTTATCGACATCGTAATCATTGGACGTTCTCAAAGTGAGTGTGTGGTCTTGATAATCGCCATGTTCCTCCGCGTACTTCACGGCTTCATCGCCTACATCAATCATCTTCTTTTCGACCTCCCATTCTCCTTCATCGAAAAAGGAGTCGACATCTGAGAAATCGAAATCTACATCCATAATTCCGAGTAGTTAAAGTAGTTTGTACTCTTTACCGTGTAGACTTCGCCTTGACCTCTTACGCCATCACCATCCATGCAACGTACTTCATCACCAGCCTTGACAGTAATTCTTTTCTCACATACTACATGATAATTCGGACGATACACAGAGCCGTTATCAGATGAAAACTCTTTGGTAGTGTTATCATCACAACGGCACTTGCATACCTTCTGCCAGTATTCACCACCTGTTCCGGGAATAGGTCTGCCAAACTCATCCTTGTCCATCGGGGTGATAACTTTTACCTGCAATATGTGTGGGGCGAATATCATAAGAAAGTCACTTTAGGTTTGTTACCCAGTTCGTCTTTCAAACCGTACTGTTTACACAGAAATGAATAGTAATCCTTAATGCCTTGAATGTTCCAAGACATAGAAAAACCGCTTTCGCTGATGGAAGTGGCACGAAGCAATAGAGAGGGGATGAACTTCGCAATTGCCACCGACACCCGTGTTTGGCAATCCTCGTTCATCTCACCCCCTCCGCTTATCTTTGCGTTCAGACATATATCGAAAAGGTCAGCCTCCGACAAGTTAACGCCGAAGGTCTGAAACTTCTGTAATATATAATCGTTTACTGTCATGCGTTCATCTCACTCAAATCGAAGTTCACAATCAGGTTCGGGTTCGCAATCTGCGGAATCCATTCGGCTGTGTATTCCAGATAGCGACCATTGCCGTCCTTGTAACCTGAAATCAGCATATCGCCATCTGCCTGAGTGTAATTACGTCCCGGTACACCATCCACAGCTTCATAAGGAGTGTGGAAGCGCATATAACCGATTTTATCCTGCGGAAGCAGGGAAATACGACCATCTGCATAAATGGGGATATTCTTACCTGTTTGGTCTACCACATAATCTTCCTTGATTTCAATAGCCGGAAGTCCGATACCTGTAAAAATGGTAGAAGCCAGTTGCGAGGTGATAAGCCCGGTAGACATATACATTTCATTGCCTGTAAGCTGCATCTTGAACTTATCACCGAACTCGCTTGAACCGATGATGTTCTTGATGAATGTGCCACGGCTCATAATCATCTTGGGGAATGTGCCGTAAATAGATTTCAGCTCATTCAGTTTCTGCTGCAAGTAAGTGACGAAATAGTCTTTATCCTCTGTGTCCGGCTTGATAAACTTGAACGGCAAGTCGATGTTCAATAAGTCAATTCCTCCGGCATTGTCGTCCTTGTTCTTCACGCTTGCTGCTCCAGTCATCAACAGAGAGCCTACGATAATGTCCATACGCTTGTGCGGTGCCAGCAATACCTGACGGTAATCGTCATAGATGAAGTCCACGATGTCACGCATGGCTGCTTTCTGGTCTTCCGGTTTGGCGGCATTATACTTGTCTATCAAATCCTGCAAATCCGACAAGCGGTCAATGGAGATTTGGTATCTATCGCCCAAATAAGCAATCTCACCATATCCCGAACCGATATTTCTACGTTCACGGATAGGCTTTTCGCCATAACGGGAGTTGATGGAACCAGCCATCACACCAGTAACCTGACCGATGTAGTCTTTAAATACACGAGTAGTAGTCCTACGGAAGCCCAAATACTGCTGCCAATAAATTGTGTCCTTTCTTGTCTTGAGGACACGCTGAATCACTGCATTTACAATGTTCGGGTCATTAAACAATGTATGAATAGTTAGCATCATATATTAGTCCTCCTTTCTTTATTTTGCCATTATACCTGCGTTTTTCAACGCTGTCAATAATCCGTTAAAGTTTTCTACCGACACCGTACCAGATGCATCATTCACTTTGGCTGCCTGCTTTACACCTCCAAGAGCAGAAGGCGTAGCTGCTGTTAAAGTATACTTGTTAGCTTGTGCTGCAACCCCATCCAATTTGGCTTTATCTTCCTTACTCATCAAACCGTCCTGACTAGAAGAAGCCTTAGGAATTGATACAGTATCTTTTTCTTGTTTGACATCCTGAGCATTAAACTGGAAGTGCGGCATATTCGCCTTGTCAATATCTGCGAAAGGCATTACCAGCTTGGTCGGTTCGATTTCAAACGCACGCATCAAAAGGGAAACCAATACTATGCCATCCTCTACCTGCTTCCTTTCATACAGAGCTGAATTTGCGATAACTTTGGGCGTTGTACCGTCTGCGGCTGTCGCTTCGTAAAGAACTGTTCCAGCTTCTAGATTTTCTCCAAAGTCTGCCGCTAACGTCAGCTTATCAAAAGCTTTGTCAGCCTTGTCAATAGCGTTGATTGTCGCTCCATGCGCACCGTTACCCAAGTGCATACCTTTGTAAGCCAAAGAACGTTTCTTGATTTTCAATGTGGTATTGGAGCCTGTCGTAAACTTCTCATATACTTCCACACGGATAGCCACTTGGGATGTTTTCTTCACCAAGTCAGCTGCAATCGGTGTGAATGAGGGCAAGTACGAGCCGACAACGAGATTGGTTGTGTCCAACTTGTACGGACCTCTGCGTCTGCGTCCGGTTTCTACGTCGTAGCGTTCTTCCTGCTCAACTTCCGGTTCAAGATTATACTTAAATCCTGCTGCCATAAAATCACTGTTTTTGTTGTTCTACAATTTCTTTAGTGTCGTCTGCAATCATTTTCGCAAACGCCTGAGTCTCATTCTCCAGTTCTTTTTTTGCTGTATCTGGAGGAACTACACCCTTAAAGCCGTCATTCGCAAACTCCTGCTTCAAGTCCTTGAAGTATGCGTCCAAGTCCTCATCGTCCTTAATGGCGCATCGTTTGGCGTAGTTTTCGGGAATACCATACTCCTTTGCCTTTGCCAAAATCTGCTGGCTACGTGTTGCTTGAGCCTTTTCCGTTTCTAACTGTGTTAGCTTATCAGAAAGGTTCTTGTTGGAGTCAATTAAAGCTTGCGCCCATGCAGGCACATCGTCTTTATTCTCTTCCGTTTTGGTGGTTGTGGTAGTCTCGATTGGCTTACCGTCTTTAAGGTTATGCTTCTTTTCGTAGTTGGAAACTGCGGTCTTGGAAGCATCCCCGGCACGGAAATCACCATAGGAATTAAGCACGTCCGAAAAACTAATACCCTCAACAATGGAGTTTACCTTTGTCTCGTCCGTTACACCCTCTGCCTTTTTAGTAGCGATTCGGGTTAAGATAGCAGTGTCCACCCCAGCGAATTTCTGTTGTAGCCCTGCCAAGATTTGTTCTAAGATTGTCATACCGTATGAATTTGATTTATAAATTTCTACGGTAAATTTCGTTATTTATAAAGAAGGTGAAAAATTATCAGATAGGTGATACACAACAATGAAGCGGTTGTTGTAAAATGATATAAAAAAGGCGTGAAACCGAATGGAATCACGCCTAAATAAAGTATTGTAACTTATGCCGGTACAGCCATTAATTCACGCCCTACTGAACGTATTGTTTCTATAATATCTTCAAAACGTTTCTTAGACGGCTTCTTTGTTCCACTTACATATTGAGCAAACAAACTCTGAGAAATACCTAAACGTCGTGCTATGGCAGCAGCATTCAATTCAGGATGAGCTATAAATAAATCATAAAGAGGATTGGATTTCCTTTCCCGAAAGAATCCCTCAAAACTCAAATCTTCATCAAGCTCTCTCCAATGTATTCCGTCATGGCTCGTTGTGAAATTTGCGCGCTGCGCAGGAGTAGCCCATTTCAGCCTTTGGAAATCTGAAAACTTCTCACATGCCTCCTTCCCGTCAGTGGTACGTATCCATACCTCCGTATCAGTTAACCATACCTTTTCAACTATGATATTTTCCATAACCACTTATTTTGATTTATTAAAAAATTTATTCCAATGCTCTGCTATTACTTCTTGATTTTCTTCTATAACTGATTCTACAAGTTTCAGTTCAGATGACTTCAAGCCATTATTTTTGATTAATGTAACTGGAAATAAAGTGAATTTAGCACTTACATCCCCTTTGATTACATGAACATGTATAGGCTCATGGTCATTAGCGTAAAACATAAAACGAAAACCAAATAAAATAAATATCGTTGGCATACCTTTCTCTATTGATTACCCTACAAATATAGGTAATTATTTAATTACCTACAACTATTCAAGCAAAAAATTAGCGGCAATTCTTTGATGTTGCCGCAAAATATTCTATTTTTCTTGTACTAAAATTATAATCCCCATAATTTTTCTGACTAAGAGGCATTTTTCTGTCCCTTATTTCCGATTTGCTCATTCTTTGCCGCTTGCTCCTCCTTGATTTCTGCAAGCTCCTCTTCTACCCTATCAGCATTCCCGGCAAACATGATTCCCTCACGCGTTGACCAGATGCCACCACTGACAGCGGAAACGGCAGTAGTCACCTTATCATTCAAATCATCAATCATATATGGAACCAGTTCTGTTTCTATGTCAATGGTTTGCGATGCCTTGCTAAACTCGGTTGGATTGATAGAGCCTAAAGCGGAAACAATGAAATTTACTCTCCGCTGTAAAAACTCGCCGATAACCTCACCGTGATTTTCTACCGCCATGTGTGCACCCATGAACATAAAGCGGAAAGCGGTTCCTGATGCTTTGCCTACCCCCTTCAACGTCTCAAAGGATATTCTTGGAGTGTTTGACATATCATAAGCCATATTGGTGAGTGTTTCTGCTTCAAAACGTACCGTATCCGGAACTTGGTTCCACGTCAGATACTGGGCATCCGCACCTTCACCTGTAAGTTTGACCATTCTATCCTTAACCTTACCCATGAAACCCTCCACGTCACCGATAAGTTTCAATAAAGGGAAGAAATGATAATCGATGCAATCTGCATAATTGGATAATAATTTCTCCAACCGAACCCGAAAAGTCTTTATCTTTTTGCAATAAGGTTCAGGACGATAAGCATAGAGAACCGGTAGTTTTGGGAATCCATGAGCAAAAGGCGTTCTTTCTTCATATCCTTTAGACAAATCCCATTGATAAACCATTTTGTCCGTGATAGTCATAAAGCAGATGACCTCCGAATCATCCATGAGCTTCTTTTTATACTCACGTGAGAAAGCAATCATTTTACCTTCATCGTTAAAGAACGGGTATAGCTTATCACCTTTGAATGGAGACCATAACACACTTTTCAGTTTCTTGGTGGGCTTTACCTTGCCACCGAACGTAGTCTTTACTTTTTTCCAGAACTTCGCCCAAAACGAATCATCATCGGTAACATACCAATATTCTGCCGCTTCTTGTTCGGAGAGCCAGGCACGGACAATCTTCTTGTTTTGGTATTTGATTTTGTTGGATTTAAATACAGCCTTTACCGCATCCAGCAGCTTCTTTTCATCATCATCAGTCGGAGTGCAATCCATAGACGGTTCTGTGCCGACCGTGAAAGCAGTTTGAATGTTCACTATATCCTGTTCCAATGGAATGGAGATACGGTTCACTGGTTCTGTTTTATACTTTGCTTCGATTTCATAAGTCTTACCAGTTTTTTCATCGAAGTGCTTCTCAGCTTCTTTTTCAAGAACCTTTCTGTCCGGATACTTCTTTTTGTCAACCATAATTTCATGGCGTTCCGGATTCCAATCGTCCCAAAGTTTACAACAGTCGGGAAGTTCAGTCTTCCTACCTTTCTTCAGGTAGTTTATCTTCTGCCCGATATCGGGCAATGCTAATATTTCTTCTAAATTCAATGGCATAGCTTATATTTTTAGTGTGTGAATATTCCAGTTAAATCTTTCGGCTTCAAAATGCGTCCAAGCAAACAACCCAATACATAATATCTAATAGCATCCATCAAATGATTATATTCATCTACTGGCTCATTGATGTAGTTTCCATCCTTATCTTTATCCCAAACATATTTCCGAAGTTCAGTAATAATATTGTAAGAGCGTTCTGTTACAAAGAACTCCATGTCTTTAATCTTATCAATACCCGCTTTGATGGAGCCGGGAAACTTATCTACCGGATAGATATTCACGCCTCTGTTCTTTATCTCTTGAATCAATCGAGGGTCTTGCGAATCGGCAAAAACTTTCATAGAGAAAGGCTTTAACCTATTGGCAATAGCCGACGAAAGCATATCCGTTTCATAGAAAAGTTCATCAACATACAAACGGTTATCAATAATGCCACATCTTACAGCAGCGGAAGGATCATTAGTAAAGCCGAAGTCCTGCCCTATTCCTACCTTTTTACATTCCTGCGGGAACTCTTTCACAATTCCCCACTTCTTGAACACAGCACCTTCTGCAACGTCAGCCCACCGGCCGATAACCACATGACCATACTTTTCAGGATTACTCACCTTTATATCCTCTACCTCTTTTAGAAACTCCGGTGAAAGATTCTCCAAATTATCAAAGTAAGTCGTATGAATGTGGAGCACATTCGGATGAGTGGAAATCTGAACCTGCACACCATCAATCTCTACCAGCTTGTGAGTTTTCTCAATGTATTTCTTGTAGATGAAGTGATTGGAATCGCATGGGTTCATTATGATAATAATCCGGTTCTGAATACCCTTCTTGCGAATGGAGAGCATTATCTTGTCGAACTCATCTTCGCTTGTCCACTCTTCCGCTTCATCGCAGACAAAAGTCGTAATGCCTTGAATGGATTTCAGTTTTGCTGTCTGGTTCCCGGAAGAAGTCTTGATGCCTCGGAACATTATACGGCTCTTAGTCATCTTATTGACTATATCCGTCTTTGTGGTCTTGAAATATTTCGTGGTACCGTCCAAATCTATCTTCTCCATCATTTCGGGGATGATAGACATACCGGCAGAAACCATCGTGTAACGGGTGTAAAGAATCTGATGAACTATCTTCTCTACGGGAGTCATTTCAAAAGTCAACCGCTCAATAAAGGTAGAAGCATTGAAAGACTTTCCGCTACCACGCCCACCGGTGATAAGAATTATAAATTTTTCCTTATCCTCATATAATGGATGGTAAATTTCTTGAGGTACTATCATTTCAGCTTGTCTTTAATCCAGGAATCAATGTTGATGCCGTGCTCTATGTCTGTTGGAATATCAGCATCTTCATCCTGCTTGCGTTCAATCTTTCTCCAATCTTCATCATGGTGGTACAGCCAAACGGACATTGCTTGCAAATTAGGAGCCAACTCGCTTTCGCTAACTTGTAATTCATCCTCACCTGTCAAATTTCCCTCTGAATCACGGAGCTTTCTTACCACGGTGCTTTTGGTTTTTATGCCACCGAGAGCCATTGCAAGGAATTTAGCCCTTACAGTGGCATTGATTGTCGCGCGCCCACGCGCTAAGACTTCGGATATTTCGGTGTACTCACTTTTCTTTTCGCAGAAAGTTTGTGGTAAAATCCCTATGGCATAGGCTATTTCCTTGTCAGTGAATCCCTTTTTGGCATACGATTCCACGAGAGAAAGAAAGTCCTCGCTTGTATAATCAAACTTTGGCTTTCTTCCTCCTTTACCTTTTCTATTTTGAGATTCACTATTGCTCATATTACTTCTTTAATTTTCCACATTTCTCACATTGTTCATACCTGAACTCAGAGAACATCACACTACCTTTCCAAACATAATGATGAACACAAAACAGGTTTTGCTTTAGAACATTCCTTATCCAAAGTATAAAATCGCCAATCATAATTTTAACCGTTATTGTTACCCATATATACACGGCGAGAAATTGGCTTGTTTCCATAGACATCAACTCCTCTTTTTGAGAAATAGCTATCTATTTTCTCAGCATATCTTCCCATTATAGATTTCGTTCTATCCCTTATGTTTCTTTGTCTTGCAGAACCTAACCCGTATTGCCTTCCAGCGTTGTACATTATTTGTCTGGACTGCTGATATAACTGGCTATATGTTTTCTTTCTAACTCAGCTTTCCTCCCAATAATTAATCTATTCTTTCTACTTGTTCATCAAATACTTCTCCCTTTATGAACTTCATATCCGGATCATACCCGAACCTTTCGCAGAAAGCGGCTTTAGCTTCATAGGTATCAAAGGACAACATCACATAGGCATCCATGTTCTCGACTTGCTTCTGTGCGTTTTCTTTTACCTGTTGCTTGACTTCCTTCATGTGGGCAACCTTTTCGGCACGTTCCAACTGCTTGGTGGCTTTATCGGCTTCTTTCTGTTCTGTTACAGGCGACATCATGCTTTCCAGTTCGTCAGCAATGGAGCTTTCTTCTTCGGTCTGCAAAAGGAAATCAACCCCAATCATATTCAAGTCGGCATCCGTCAATCCTGCATCTTTCCAGTCAATATCAGGAACAATACGGGCAAGAGCGTCAAAATCCCATGTACCTTGTGCATTCGGGTTGTTCATTAAAATATTCAACTCCTTTTCCTGCTGCTCGTTCACATCTATGACATCGACACGAATGCGGTAGTCGTTATCGGGAAACTTTTGCAATTCGTCCATGACAGACAAACGCTGGTGCCCGCTGACTACGGTAAGACCTGTACGCTTGTTCACGACAATTCCACCGACTAAACCAAACTTCTTGATGCCACGTTTCAGTGTCTTACGTGATTCATCGGAAAGTTTCCGGGGGTTATAATCTGCAAAGTGAATGGCAGAACGATTAAGTTCCATCGATTCACTCTTTATGTATTTTGACAATTCCATATCATCCATTAGTTAAACCCATATAAATTCTTCGAGATACTTTTCTTGCGCCATCTTGTTGTTTCCCCTCATTATACCCAAAGGTTTGTTCAATGTATCGAATATACTTTCTTGCAATAGAGTTTACTCTGTTCAGCCTATTACCCGTTAAAGTACGAGATAGTCTGTATCTTTGCTCTGCAATATCATCAATTGATTTTCTTCTGACTCGGCTTTCCTTCTATTGCTTTTGTTGATTATTATACTCCCAAAGCACCCTTTCAGCCATTGGGAAAACTTTGTAAATTCTCTGTAAATCTTGCGGGTAATTATTCTCCATCCAAAGCATACAATCAAGATTGAAACCTACTCCCGAACTGGCTTTCAATGAATATCGAACTGGTTCGGGTAATTTGTGCTGCCTCATATAAGCAAGAATATCCTTTTGTGTCCAATCAGCCAAAGGATAAACCATACCGTTATTCTCGTAACCGTTTACCTCATACCCTTTCAGCATAAGCCTGCGGTTCATACCATCAGCTTTTTTCATGCCCAAGAATGTATAATAAACTCCATGAGTAAGCTGCATAGCCTTTACCACATCTGCCAACTTCAATAGCTTTACTTTCGGATTGGGTACACAATACAAGCCACCTCTAAGAATGTAGGTAAGATTCCAGTGTGGCACTTGAACAAACTCAATCTTTGGATATTTGGCTTTAGTCCAGCCAATCCATCGGTTAATATGCTCCAAATTCTTGACAAAGTACATGAACACACAAACAATCCGGTCAAACTTCGGATAGATTAAATCAAGCAGAACAAGCGAATCTTTACCAAGTGATAAAAACAGTAAAGCCTCATTCGATTTTACCCGAATGAGGTCTATATACCGGTTCGCTTGTTCTACCTTGCTCATAGCTAACCACCACTTAAACCAAATGAAGTACGAAGGTCACTATAACGCTGTCTGCGTGACCCCAACTGTGATGTACCAGCTTCACCGCCACGTCTGGCAACCAATCTACCACCAGCCCCTGCACCGTTCATATTTCTGCGAGGCCCGGCTACTCTGTTAATTCTTCTTGCGACTCTGCTTTCTAATTTTAAAAGTTAAACAAATCAATCTATATGTTTCTCTAATATCTTACCCAAAGTATAATCCATTTGTGCGGCAAGATATTCTTCGCCTTGATATTCGTAAACAATATCATTACCGTTTTCATCTGTGAGAATTACTGCTTCTGCATTCTTTACCTCTATAATGATGTAAGGACGTTTACCCGTATATGCACCTGTCAGAAGCTTGATTGCATCGTACTTGATAGGCTTCAATTCTACCTCACCTTCTTCAGGCAGTTCTGCATCAGCCGGATATTCTTTACCGCCACATAGGTAAGTGATATATTTCTTAGCGTTTGTTGGTCTGATTTCGCGGTATTCGTGGGTTTTCTTGCCTGCCAAGATTTCATCGAAATACTTCTGTTTGATGCTTAATGTAAGAATGTTCATAATCGTGTCAAATTTAAATTAATACTCAATAGTTGCGGGGGGCTGAATCGAACAACCGACCTTCACCAAGTCAAAGTGAAAAGCTACCACTGCTACACCCCGCGATAGTACCCCAAAGGTACTACCACAACCAAAGATAACGAAATATCTTCAATCGTTATACACAACAATCAGGTTATTGTTGTGAACTAAGCCATTTGTCCCGTCTTTCTCTGCACTGCTCTAAGGTAGGTGCACAACAAGAAAACAACTCACCGCTTTCAGTACGGTAGTCATACTGATACATTCTCATTCTCTTTCTGCCTAACTTCGTTGTGTAGGTAGTGTAATTCTCTTTACCGGGCTGGCATACGCTGCAACCGTTTTCGTTTATTGAGTTCATAATCATTTATATTTAAAGTTTCGCTTTCAATCTTTCTTCACTCGTATAAGCCACTACAAGCCCAGTTTCATCATGCTGTATGGTGATGTACTTTTCACCCCTCTCTATGGTGGTAAAATCGCACATACTACATAACTTACCCAATACTTTGCCCAGTTGTTTCATCAGTGGGGCTTCGGGGCTGATAACTAAAACTAAATCCGCTTCCATAATCGTGTGTATTGTGGTAGCCCAAAGGCTACCGGATTAAAACTTATGCTATTTCTATGCTTATTATATCCAAAATATTGTCAGTAATCATGCTATTTACGCTTAATTGGGCAGACTGAATATTGTTATCAACCATCCATCTTTTCGCACGATTAACAGCGGTTTTCTTACTACTGCCGTCCGGTATCAATGCACCCAAATCATTATAATCATCATCTAACAGTTCAAAATAATATCGCTTCATAATCTTCTATATTACGCAGGGCTTTCGCCCTGCTGATTAATTATTTAATACCGTAATCTCTTTGTTGCCTATCTCTGTATCTACATTCAGAACCTCGTACTTTTGAGCCTTGTAGTTATAAACAACTTCACAGGTATTGAAGCCTCTGCCATCTTCTCTTTGGTCATAAACAGTATTTATATGCTGATACATTTTATTGCCTAACATGAAGTTTATCTTACCTGATGTACAGAAGTAGAATGCTACTGCATACTTCAATGTTTTCTTTTCATCAATCTTCTTTGTTGCCATGATCGTATATTTAAGCGTTAATACCAATTGTGTTTCTCATAAAGTCACTTGCTTGCTCTACTGACATACCCAGCTTCTTTTGAATCAAAATGAGCATACAGCTTACTTGTTCTTTTGTGTTCAAATTGCCTTGTACAAACTCTGACATGATGAACTTCTCTATTGTTCTTTGTTTAATTACTGATGCTGCCATAATCGTATATCTTTTAATTGTTATTACTTCTTGTTTGATGATGCAAATGTATGGGTTTATAATTACACTTCAAATAGAATAAAGATAAAAATGTAGCTGTTTAATAAACATTAGCAAAAACACAATTGTAAGGGTATACAATTACATATTTATTAATAAATCAATCTTCTTGATGCAATAAACAGCTACTTTTATTGCATTATTGATTTTATCATATTATATTTGTTCCGTTTATTATAATATACATTTGAAATGGATATAAAAAGCATCATTAAAGAAAAGGGCTACACCATTCAGGATGTAGCAAAAAAGATGGGTGTAAATAGAGTAACTCTTACTCTTACCTTACAAGGAAATCCCACCTACAAAAAGTTGAAAGAGATAGCCGACGCCATTGATTGCAATATAGTTGACTTCTTCCGAGACGAAACAAATAACTCTTCCACTTGTAAAGGAGAAGATAGTGAACTCACCGCCCTTATCCAGTATAAAGAAAACTTCTACAAAGCCGATACGATAGAGGAGCTAAAGAAAATTGTGGCTGAGATTGAAGAAAAACAGTAAATCACTTGTTCTGCAACTGTAAAATAGTTACATTTGCATAAACCATTAAATTATGGGTACAAAAGAGAAGTTGATAGAACGCTTTAAAAGCCAGCCAAAAGATTTTAATTGGGATGAGCTTGTACGCTTGTTCTCCATTTTCGGATATAAGATAGATAACAAAGGAAAAACAAGTGGGTCACGTGTCATTTTCGCAAAAGGGGAAAGCTCGTACACTGCGCATAAGCCACATCCAGGAAGTATCGTAAAAGGGTATGTAATGAAACAAGTATTTGAATTTCTGACTAAAAATAAATTAATATGAAAACATTGACTTACAAAGGTTACATAGGAAGTATTGAGATAAGCGATGAAGATAATTGCCTATTTGGAAAAGTCCTTGATTTGCCAAAAGATACAATGATTTCGTATGAAGGTGAAACTGTATCTGAATTGAAAGAGGATTTTAAAGGAGCTGTGGATGATTATATAGCATATTGTAAGGAAGCCGGAATTACACCGCGTAAAAGTTATTCTGGTTCCCTGAACATACGAATTTCCCCAGAGGTACATAGCAAAATTGCCATTCTCGCCCAACAGGCTGGAATATCAATAAACGCTTTTATTAAATCAGCCGTAGAAAAGCAAGTTGCAACTATGTTATAAACAACCATGGATAAAAAAGAACTCTTTATTTGTGAATGCAACAGCATCGAACATCAGATTGTGATGTCATATTTTGAGGATGAAAAGGAAGTATATTGCAACGTACACTTAAAACCCGAAAGAAATGTACTCAAACGAATTATCCATGCTGTTAAGTACATATTTGGTCATCGAAGTGCATATGGAGATTTTGACGAATTTATTTTCAATCCTAAAGATGCAGATAGGTTGCAAAGTGTTGTTGACCATTTGAGAACAGAAAAGCCGGAGCACTAAACTCCGGCTCATTAATTGATTAGCCCTTTGATTCTTAACCGATTTACGATTTCGGTGTAAAGATACTCTATATCCCCACTGAAATCCCCATAGTTCTGATACAAAAACACGACATCCGCACAGTTGTCGGAAATGGTACATTCTGATTGAACACCAAGAACCCTTGCTAATTCAGGTCGTAACCCTGCTGTCATTTTTCCACCGGCAAGCGAGCTTGGAGAAAACAGATACAGGATAATGAAAATGAACTTCTTCCGCTGGGTTACACTGTCAATATTCGGCGGACATCCCCTCTTATTCAACAACTCAACAAATATTTTATAGATTTCATGGATAAGGCTCTTATCTTTCAGAACCGGGGAAGTTAAGATATTTTCTTCCTCTGAAAGTTCTGATTTTTCGATACGAATCTTTTTAAGACGAATTATTTTGTTAAAATCCAACTCCATAACACGATTATTTTAAAAGTAAATAGTATATTTGCATCATAATCGTGTGAGGAGCTGATTCATGGTCGTGCGTGGGTTGGCTCTTTTTCATTTTTCCCCATTCGTGCTGACGAATGGTTTCTTTTCCAAATCATAGCAGGTGATATATACCCGTTTCCCATTGACATCACATAGAGCAAGGGCATATCCTTTCTCTAGTATTTTAACCGGCTGATTGTCGCAATAGACAGTACTTCCAACCGGAACTCTTATAAAATGACGTACTATCATTTGATTATCTTTAGCTTGTTATACCAGCGTGAAGAAAAAGGGAACCACCCGATTAGGAATGATTCCCCGAAAATAGTTACTTTATATAGTTTGCTCATGGCTATTTCTTTTTCAAATTAGACATCACACATTTAATCACTTCATAAATGAAAATAGCAAGAAAAATAGTAGTCCATGGATATTGGTTTATCAGTTCATAAAAATCTCTCATAGTTTTACCTCCTTCCACTCACTTTCTATAATCATATGTTCACACTTATTACACCTATGCAAATAAGTTGGGAATGGTGCCGTTGTATAGTCCTCAACAGCTATTTCTATACTGCCACATTCCGGACATTCTATCTTTACCTCTTTGATACCGGGATAATCCCAAAAGGATAATTTGCCTTTCACGTCCTCAATTGGATTTTCGTAGAGAATAGGGTTAGCTAGTACCCAGTTATAAACTCCTTTCTCTGCCCAGATGGAAGGATGGTTTTGTACACAGTCTATTATCTCGACGCTTCCGATTATGGAGCCTGTACAAAAACTAAAATCTTTCCACTCTTTGTTTTCCGGTAATGCCAATAACTGCTCATTGGTAAGTATTGAATCATAGAAATTATCATAATTCAAAGGTTTACCGCTTGAATGAATCAGTACCCTCTGCCCTAAGTATTTCTTAGGGCAGCTCCAAGTACGGTTCTCAATGTCTTTAATACCATGGACTATCAAAGAGACCCACGGCTGTTTTATGGTTATTGCTTTCATCTTATTATTTTTTACTTATATTTGTGCCAAGTAACTAAATGGTACGCATTGACGTTAAGGTTCAAATCCTTGTTGCTTTTTAATTATTGTTTAATTTCTAATAAATACTTTTATGAAAATAATACCGACAAATACTTGTCGGCTCATTTCAGAACGTATCTCAGAAATTTTCAGAAATTCTCAGAATAAAAAGCCGACAATAATTAAAAACAAATTTGGCTTTAAACTCAATTTAGGAATTATCTCCTTTAGGCTATGCCGAAAGGAAAGCCTTGTTGAATTTTCAACTCAACTGAATTTGGGGATTTTTCAATTTGAGTGGAGTAGAGAATGGAGTAGTTTAAGTGGAAAGAATGCCACTCATTGTGGAGGCGCAGGTTCGACACCTGCTCTCCATTCTTTTTTATCCTACATTTATCAAGTCAAACAATGTGGGTGCGCTGACCTCCATCTCCGCCTCATACAGATATGAAAGACTGTCTTTCCAATAGTCATAATTCAGTTCTGTAGACAGACCTTTCCTCCCCAGATTGATAGCGCAATATGGAACAGTGCCGATACCTCCGAAGGGGTCAAACACCAACTCACCCTTGTTTGAGTACCGTTCAATCAGTCTTTCAACAATATCGAGTTGTAAAGGGCAGATGTGGTTCTGCCGTTTCTTCTGCGACTGCTTAGTATTGAGCGTGCGCATCCGGGTGACATCATCCCATATCCAGGGCTTCTTGCTTACCGGGTCAACGGCCATGAATGTCTTTGGCAGTTTTCCGTATGCCTCCAACTCTTCGGCGAATGACACGTGTTCCTCATAATCATAAACGTGCCCACGCTCGTAGTTCCTGAATAGGTGGCGTATCTTGTCAATGCCGGCCCCTTTCATGTCCTCGTAACTCAATAGAGAGTTACCCGAAGATTTCCAACTTGCATGAGCGTCTATCTGCCAACGGGCTAACGAATATTCGCTTTTGTTCTTGGTCACCGGCAAATCAGCATAGGCCCGTGAGGTGTCAGAAGGAAGCTTGCGGAAAAGAAGGACATATTCAGGACAACCGATACCCATCTTTGAACCGTCCTTGCACATCTCCGTATATCCAAGCCGATAAGTCTGGTTGTTCTCCCTTACCACATCCGTATCCACAGTGATGCGCCCCATGTAGCGGAAACCGTGTTTTATGTAGTGGAATACAGTCATTTCACTGAACGGGTCGATGGTGGGCATACCGTCACCAGTAGCGTTGCCGAACAAAACACGGTCTTTCACATGGATGCAAGCTAACCTACCGGGTTTAAGAATACGCATAAGCTCCGGTGTAAGATAATCCATCTGCTCGAAGAACTTGCCGTTGTCCTCATTATGCCCGAAGTCGTTATAGGTCGGAGTGTACTCATAGTGGTTGGAGAACGGGATGCTGGTTACAATCAAGTCCACCGAATTACTTTCCATAGTCTGGCATTCAAGAACATTGTCATTATTGATTGCCCTCCACAGTTTACCGGACTTTTCTTCCCTGCTGGCAAACATCCACCGCATCATCTTTTCCTCTGCCTGCAAGCCGAACAAACCGTTCTCGCGGACTATATCGGTCATCTTGGCTACCATCTCGCGGTGTTGCGCCCACTTCTGCATGAAGCTCTTGTATATCTCGCCCTCACTTTCCGCATAGACCAGATAGAGGTCAACCGGATGCTGCTGCATGAACCGGTAGATACGGGCTATCGCCTGGAACTTGTCGTTAAAACGGTAGTCGATGAACATGATTGCCTTATGGCAGTGGTACTGGAAGTTCAAACCCTCACCGAGCATCTCCGGTTTGGCGGCCAAATATTTCAGACGGCCGTCCTTAAAGTCCGCTATTACTCTGTCGGCTTCCTCATCATCCTGCGAGCCGTACACAGCCTTACATCCGGGTATGGCATCACACAAAGCCTTCCGTTCATTCTCCAGGTCATGCCATAAAAGGAAATGGTCGTCTTTGTTTTCAGGACGGTTAATGATTTCCATCACACGGGCAATCTTTTCCTGCATGTTGTCCCGACGTTCTTTCGCTGCGTCGGCAAGTCCGAGAGCAGCCTCACGGAACATCTTCACTTGTCCGTCACGGTCAGTTCCGGCTGTGGAGTTATCAACACTAACCACTTCTTCATGTACACGCAGTTCCGGCAATTCATATCCGGTATCGGGGTAACCAAGGTCGGACGGTTTGGTGAGGAACAACGCCCATGTACTTACCCACAACCAGAACTCCTTCTCCTTGTGCGGATAAAGGGTAAGGTTATTCGCCTTCGTGCTGTCACGCTGAAAGAAACGGGTAAGTGCCTGCCCGGTATCCATCACACCGAGATAACCGGCATAATGTATCAGCTCCTTGTATCTGTTGGGCGATGGCGTGGCGGTGGCTACAAAGCGGTAGGGAACATCCGCAAACAAGGGAAGGAACTCCTGATAGGTCTTGGTACCGAAACCACGTAATACGCTCGCTTCATCCAATGATGTTGCGGTGAAGTAGGAAGGTTCTATTCTTACACCATCTTCACCGTCGCGCACACGCTCGTAGTTCGTAACCATGATGTCAGTCGGGCATATCATCACATCAGCCATAGTTCGTACATAGGTCACTTTCATGTGCAGATGTTGTTCCGCTTGTGTAAGGAACTCAACCACTACACGTTTGGGACAAACTATCAGCCCTTTGCCGCCTTTGTGTTTCAAGACTACCCGAAGTATCTCCAACTGGGTTACGGTTTTCTGCATACCGAAACTGGAGAATATGGCACGGCAACCACCGGACACCGCCCAGCGAACAGTATCTTTCACATGGGGATATAACGACGGTGTCAGTTCATCCGGATTGACCTCGAACCCGGTCTGACGGCTGATGGCCATCTTGTCTTTTAAAAATTCTATATATTCTTTCATTAAGCTACTTCTTTTAATTTCTTCAATCTTAAATCTCTAAGTTTTGCACAAAGTGCTTCGGCATTCTTCTTTGCCTGCGTAACCTCTACCGCATTTCCGATAAACTTCTTCTGGTCAGCTTGTGTACCAACTAACACATAATCTTCCGGAAAGCCCATGATACGTTTTAGTTCAGGAATGCGAAGCATCCGCATTTTAATATCCACTATGCCATACAGTGCCATGAACTCCTTTATCTTCACGGTCATAGGACTATCATTGTCGTAGATTTCAATCGCTATCTGACCGCTTTCTGTTGCTACCAGATAGGGCGGCATCTTATCCATTCGTGCCATCAGGGTGAAGCTGGGGTTATCAACGGAGCTGCCAGCGCTGTTGAACTGTGGATTCATCAGATAATGCCATTTCCGGTTTGCGGTTATTGTCTGTGCCGGTTCCTCTATGTTGCTACCAATATTTGAGAAAGAAGTATTCATAATCCAAGGCTTGCATGTTATAAGTTTTTGCTTGGGATTGGTTAAAATTGCCGGACAAATATTGTCAATACTTGTATGTTGTCCTCCACCGGAATACTCATTGGCGATAAACCTTGGAGTTACTAATGATAATCTGTCTTTTGTTGTAACTGTCGCAGACGGATCGTTTACCGAACGATTAAAGCCGTTCCCATAGTGCGCTGATACGAAGGCATGATGGTCCCTGCATGTGATTGTTCCGGCAGGCTCTTCCACTGATACATTCTTGCTTTCGGGATGTCCGCTGAATTGTTTGGAAAGAAAGCAAACTTGCGCTACTCCAAGTCTGTTTTGTGTTGTTACCACCGGACATGGTTCGTCAATCCCAGGAGCGTTATATTTCCCCGTACGGTTCATAGAATTATACTTCACGAGGAAGGCATCCTTTCCTCCGGCTACAAACTTGATAAGTCCGTTATAGATACGCTCAAGCGTTTTCTCTGCAAGAGGCTTTTCCCTGAAGATGGTAGTTCCTTCATCAGAGAAATCAAGTACATCCTTTACCGGCTTCCACTTCTCCAGCCGCGAAAACATATCTTGCCTACCACCCTTACAGTGGGTCGGTTCAGGGAATACTATCGGCAAACTCTTTTTAGCAAAGATGCCGAAGAAGCGTTTTCTTGTGGTATAGGCGCCGAAGTCGGCAGCATTCAGGATACGGTGTTCAAAGTTGTAACCATATTTTTTCACGTTGCGTACCCACTTCTGATAAAGTCTTCCTTTATCCATGCTGATAGGTTTCCCATTCTCATCCATATCTCCCCATGACATAAACTCTTCTACATTTTCAATCTGAATGTAGTCAGGGTCTATAACATCAATATAACGGAAGAGATGTTCTGCCAGCGTCCGGCTATCAGCATCTCTCGGTTGACCGCCTTTAGCTTTCGAGAAGTTGGTACATTCCAAAGAAGCATGAAGCATTATCATCGAATCAGGATATAATTCACGGATACGTTCAACAATAGTATTTATCGGTGAAAGTTCCAGTGTACGAATATCCTCAATGAAATGAAGTGCATCAGGAATGTTGGCATCATGTGAAAGGATAGCATTCTTATCGTGATTCACACAGCAAACGACTTTTGCACATCTATTGCCATTTAAACGGGCTTCTTCCACGCCTTCCGACAAACCACCGGCCCCACAGAATAGGTCTATGACAAATAATTCAATGTCGGACAACCCTTCTAAGCTGCATAATATCTCTTTCAATGATTTCATAACTCAATCAATCTCCTTCGGTTTCCAATCAGACGGTAATTTTGCCCACTCGCGGAACTTGGCGTCGAAGTCGTCCATGTCCCTGAACATATCCATCTTCGAGTTCTCTGTCTCTACGAGTGAGGAGAATTCCAGGAAGTACATGTCGGCGCTCTTGACAAAGCTGTTATGAATCCTTTTCAAATTTCCGAGTAGTAACCCTTTGGCGTTCATCAGGTCTGCCGCTTCCTCCACCAGCATGTTGGCTTCGCAGTTAAGTATGTGTGCGGCTGAAAGAAGGCTGGTCAATCTGTCAATGCTACCATCGGCTGTGGCGGCGTCAATTAATTGTTTTCTTGGTTTCATAATCGTGTATAAATTATTTATTTCTTATTTGGATAAACCCTCGTTTTTCGCATTCACGAAGAAGCAACAAATCTTCTTCTTTAATTTCGCATGGCGTTTCGTGGTTGATGCTCATATACCGTGAAATTCCGAATTTCCTGCATATATCGTTATAGAAACGCTTTTGTCAACCTTTTGCCATCCAACAGATTGTTAGTTTCATACGTTTTACCCCTATTAAAACTCGCTTGGCTTCTTTTCCAGCCCCTCGTATCTTTTTCTATTCAATTCAGCAATCAATTCATCCGACATCCTCAAGGCGTTGATGGCAGATTTGTCACCGGACAGTGCACGTTTTTTAAGTTCCTCCCGATATTCTTCGTAGAACATCCCATTGGTTGTTCTTTGCTCATCAGCCATGTGTGATTTATGCTCATTCCATGACTGGCTATCAGCAATAGCACAACGTTCTTTGTTGTATTCACGTAACCAGCCCATAATAACTTGCCCGTCTATGCGGTTGTAACTTTCTCCATATTTCATTTTCATTGCATTTTTGAAACACAATTTGAAATCGTCAGTTTTCATGTAAGGGTATTCCTCAATGATTAAGTCTACGGTCATTGCAACCTGTGTGTCAGACATGGTATTAACCACATTGAAGAACGCCAAAGCGTCAGCAATTAAAATTACCAATATGGCTCTCGCCTGCGGCTCTCCGAGTTTTCTGATTATAGTCCCTATGGCCGGCTCATTGCTTAGAAATACATCCTCAACTTTTTTCGGGCGCAGAGTTTCGCAATATTTCTCCGGCGAGGTCTTTAAGACGACTAACCGATTCTCTTCTTGTGGTGACAGTATCAGTTCGTTTCCCATTATAATTTCCTTCCAATATTTTAGTAAAGTTTGCTTGTTTGAAAATCCAATCAAAGTCACATTTCCAATTGCGGTCATTAGCTCCCAGCAGGAACGGGGATTGAAGAATGAGATTGAAAACAGTCCTCACTGACTCTTTTCCATATTGGGCTATCCGGGCTTTTACAGCCTTTTTTCTCACATCGGTCATTGATTTTATCTGCTGGAGTCTATCTTTGAATGTGGAATTATAGTATTCCATCAATCCGCTGTAATCAATCTTTTCAGAAAGAGAGGGCGAAGAAAGCTTGTCTTTCTTTGGTACTCCGTCAGGAGTATTTTCTTTCTTTTGATGTAGAGATATATCTATATACTCTCTTTCTTCTTTCTTTGTATTTGTGCCCTCTGTGTGCCCTGATTTTTGTAAAAGTTCGGATTGCGGTAGATTGTTGTTCATGGACTGTGCCCCAAGTTGTGCCCTTAGTTGTGCCCATTCGTGTCTTAATTCATTGATTTCCTTTTCAATACCCGTGCCCTTACTTGTGCCCTTGGTTGTGCCCATTGGATTATATTCTTCATATTTACATAAGGTTATAAGGTTCATTCCTTGATTGCACTCAACAGTTATCATACCTTTCTTTCTAAGATGCACAAGAAAGGAACGCACCTTCTTTTCAGACCATTTCCAACGCTGTGACAGAAATCTTATGGATGCAGGATATTGACCTCTTGAATAAGAGATTTCTCGACCTCCGATACTCTCCTTTCGGGGCGTTGCCTCAAATCGTGCAGACTGAATTAAGTCTAACCACGCTTCGCAACTGCTAAAAGTACGGGCTTCATTCCACATTTCATTCGAGAAAAACCTGCGGCTTAGCCTCAAAAATCCTTCGTCCATAGTCTTAGAATCTCACGTTAGTTAATTGCCTTCCGTTAGAAAATACAGCCCACTTACCATTTCCGCTATCAAACAACCGTAAGTCCGACACCTCTCCGAAACGTTTGATATTACCGCATAAATCCACAATCCAGCCACATTCTTTGGAAGGATGCGGACGGATGGCACGACCGACTATCTGATACCACATAGCAAGTGACATTGTAGGACGTGCCATAACGACTGTATCAAGTTCCGGATAGTCAAAGCCGGTGGTTAATACCCCGACATTCGCCACTACCGAAATTTCACCAGCCTTGAACGCTTCAAGTATCCTTTCGCGCTCACCTTTTGGGGTGTCACCCGAAACGATTGCGGCTCCGGGTATAGACCAGGTAAGCCGCTCCGCTTCTTTCAGAAAACGGGTAAATACCAAAATACCTTTCCGTTTTCCTCCAGCTTTGGGATTCATCAGCCTTTGGACGATATGAACGAGATAACCGTAGAAGTCTATCCGTTCATATTCTCTTTGAACTGACCTATCCGTATAGTCGGCACCAGTAGTATTTACTTTCAAGTTAAGTTCGTTCCATCCCGAAGGATTCATTGGATAGTAATTCAACTTCGCCAAGTAACCCATGTCTAATAAGGTTGATACCTGTACATGATAAATGACCTCTGAAAAGACATGAGGTTTTGTCCGAGTGATAAATTTCAGCATGGAGCCGAAATCACGACTGGAGCTTAAACGGTATGGCGTTGCTGTCAGTCCAAGAACCTTACACTTCACTGCATCAAAAAAATCCTTGTACATTCCCTCTTTGGGGTTTACAAGATGACATTCATCCACAATGATGTTCTTGAAGTGGGTAAACAGTTCGGGATGATTCTTCACACTGCCGATGGTGGCAAATGTTATTCGGCTTATCTCCTTTGAGTTAAAGGATGCTGAATAGATACTGCAATCAAGAATACCGTATGAACAGAGTTTCTTGAAATTCTGTTCGAGTATTTCCTTCGAGGGCTGGAACACCAAGGTATGACCGTCAAGCCTTGCGGCTATATCCGCTATGATAAGCGACTTTCCGCTGCCCGTAGGTAACACCATAATGGCATTTGTTTTCTTCGCCTTGTTATTGAAGAAAGAAACGGCAGCATCAGAGGCTTTCTGTTGGTAATCTCGTAATACATAACTCATAGCCCTTTCTCCTTTCGTAACTTCTTATTAAGTGCTTTGTAATACTTGATTAGCTGTTCGTACTCAAAATCAGTCATTTTGGAAGTGCTGGCAACTTTGACTTTCAGCAAATCAAACTTCTGTTGACCGATTTTAGCAATTAGATTCACCCGATAGTCTTCCAAATGGTCGGCTTTGAACCTGTTGCAGTGCCGGCATTCGGCATGGCAATTATTCTCATCAAACCGTGTTGCCAAATGTGTACGACTGAAATAGTGTCCGCAGTCGGCTTGTGTAAACGGTTTTATCTGCCCGCACGAGATACATCTAAAATATCCGTTCGGCATTGCATCACGAAGCCGGATAAAAAGGGAAAACTCCTTGTCGAGCTTAGCTTTCAAATCCGGCTTCTTCTTTACTGTTATCCCTGCTTTATCAAACAGAGGTAAAGGCTTGTCTTTCTTCTTAGCCTTTCGTTTTATGTAGTACGGCATTGTCTATTTGTCCAATTGTTCCATCAAGTACCTTGTCTCTTGAACGACGGCTTGTTTGTCCCAGTCATATTCATTGTCTCCATAATGGAATGTGTCAAACCCGAATATCCACCAGTCATCACCTATTTCCGTATTATCGGTAATGAATTCCACATCATCCAATATGGGATTTCTTTTTCCGACATACTTGGAATTAATTTTCCTTTTGCTTCCGATAGATTCTTCACCGCTTATTGCCGGTTCTGAAAATGTGATACCTCCATGTACACTTATATCATCAATATCAAAATAAGACATTCCATGATATTTGTTCGCAGAGGAAACAGCCACATATCCGTTATGCGTTCCATGCTCTACCATAGTGGACTTAAACCATTCGTTTGATTTTATAAATGCTACTGCTTTATTTTCCATAGTTTTCTATTATTGGTTTACACAGTTCAACAACTTGTTTACAATCCTCCACATCAAACATTCCGATATGGCAAAGCTCACGTGGTATGCCCAGTTGATTGGATAGCCACAGGTAGGCTTTGTTTCTGTTTGAAGTGTTGGGGATTTGTTTCTTCCAAATTTTATTGATAAGATTGGTCTTAGCTACCTGGTCGAAGTAGAAGTGGGCTTCTTTCTTGGCTTCCCTTAGTTCCGCGTTTGCCAAACGCCCTAACGCCTGGTCTGTACCCTTGTGTACTCCGACATAAGCCCTACAATCTCGGCAGAGGTAAATCATACCGTAGGAGCGTCCGTAGATCACAGAACTATCCACGTATTCAGTAGACCTACCGCAATAAAGGCAAATCTTACCAGTTAATAATTCATCCATAATTTTCCATTAAAAGCCCCGAAGCGTATTCTCCGGGGCACAACCATTATTTACTAACCCTTGCCATTTATGTGTGGCTCACATCATTCCATCGGGAACACTATCCGTATGCGCATTACAGAAATATCCATTTGCAACTAAATACTTTCATGTCCCCTTTCTAACACAAGTTTGTGGAGAAGCCCGGGCTCGAACCGGGATGAGTTTATTCGGCTTGTTACTATAGCATGACTACTAAGGTGGGAAAGCACCAACTTCCTATTTCTATTACACTCACCGCGCTACCCACGGCGTGCCTACCAATTACACCACTTCTCCATATTCACCTGCCCAATCTTCACAGACCGAGCAGGCAGGTTAACAAAGTTATTCCATATAAGCCATTGAAAACTCTTTCGGAATAAAACGCCCGACCGGGATAGGTTTAGCAGATTCAATGGCTGTATGGATTTCCCTCTTTCTGAACTCATGTCCCTTTTCTTTGGCTTGTTTCTCACATTCTTCCTCTTTGTTTTTGAGATAGTGGGTAATAAGCATCATCGCTCTGTCAACGTTGAAGGTGTTCACGACAAAAGTCTGAACTCTCTCGTCTTCATTCTCCCCATCCGTGAATGTGATTTTCGTCTCAATCTGATAGAATTTCTTTTCATTGGGCTTGGAATCTCCCTCTTCTTCATCTTCTTCCGTTACAGAATCGTTTAAAAGGAATGTATCTTTTAATTCTTCGAGGGTGGCATCATCTACCTTGCGTTCTTTCAAATTATCAGTAAGAATCACACAAGAATCGAACTCCTTGACCATTGTCAAGGTGAATCCGAACATATAGTTTAGTTCGATGTAATCTTTCAAGATACTACAAGAATTTTCCAATCCGGTGGCATACAGCAGGAACTTATGTTTCTTGTCCCCTATTTGTGCCTGTGCAAGATAGGGATATAAGAATTTGTTCTCGTTCTCGAATGCCAAGCGGTTCTGGTTGCTGACTTCCACTTCCTTAATACCGTCAGCTTCCATACTGAAACGAATTTTCGCCAAAGTGTCTTGGTCTATCAGCGTGCCACGGTCAAAAAGAATTTCATTCCGTTCGATGATTACTGTTTCACCTGTATCTTCATCAATGAAAGACTCCTCCCATGTTTTGAGGACACGTTTTGCAAGGTACATGTTGAGCATCTTTTTCGGGTCAGATGTCACATACCTGATTTCTGTTTTTCTTGTTTCTATCATAACTAAATAAATTCTTGATTTCTTTGTATTTCCTGCTGTTCCTCAAATTTCCAACAATATCCACCTGCTGTTTTTCTTTTGTTGTTACAACATTGTGAGATATTTTGAAAATTTATGCCGGTATCTCTACAAGCGTCCATTAATGTCAAATGTCGCTTTATAAAAGCTCCATTCTTATCTAATTGAATAACTACTTTACCTTGAGATACGGCCCTTCTTCTTTGGGCAGTACCATAACTCAAATTATAAGCGTGAGTACACCATTCCAAATTAGACAAGCTGTTATTGCTTTTGTTTTCATCTTTATGATTTACAACTGAATACCTATGAGGATTGGGTAAAAAAGCCTCTGCTACTAAACGATGAATGTTAAGTGTATGTGAGCGTCCGCCTTTGAATAGGTTTACACATTTATATCCACATCTATCTTGTAGTTTAAGGATATGCGGCTTTTTCTTCATTAATTCACCATTTTGTAGTCTTACGTAACTGCATATAGATTTAATTCTACCCCTGTCTGATACTTGATATAAACCTTCATATCCGACAACATCTTTCCATATTTCTGCCATTATAAATAATCTTTATTTCGTCCAATCTCTATTTCCATTAGTTGAATCAATCTATCTTCATCAGCAGAAGGTAAATATATTCCGCATTCAGCACTTGCCCAATTACGAAAACGGGTAATACTTGTACTCATTTCTGCACTATCTAAATCAGCAGAGCTGCGCAATATCTTTATCCGTCCCAAATACTTGTCGTCTCTCTCACGAATGAAAATGGATGGATTAACAAGCTTTTTATAATACTGTTGCTTCACCCACTCCAACGTGTTTCCGGTCTCACACGCAAAGTAACCTAAAATCACATGCAAATATTTATTGCTTTGCAGGCTTCTTTTAGGCTTTTTCTCTGTGAGTTCTACAACCTTACCGCTTTCTGCGAGCTTTGCAGAACGAGCCTTAAATTGCTCTTTCTGCAAAGGGTTTGAAGTATCGTAAAGGGACATACGCTAAAAAGGCAAATCATCCTTTACATTGCCATTAGCATCAACCGGAGGCGGGAAATTCTGCGGCTGTTGCTGATAAGTCGGCTGAGGTGTAGGTTGTTGTATCGATGTTGTCTGTTGGGATTGCGATACACCGCCACGCGCTTCTATTTTATAGCATCGAATGGATACCATACGTTTGAATTCTCCGTCTTGATTCGTCCAAGAACGCCCTTGTAAGACAAATGATACAGTAACAACATCACCCTGATTAAAGCGGTCAAGTTCTGTACACTTGTCACCCGAAAACTCTAAGGGAATAATGTTCTCATACTCGCTACGCTCTCCCGTATAAGGGTCGTAAGTGGTAGCATCTAAAATAAACTCCCGTTTTGTAAATGAGGAACCACCGTTTTTGGATGGTATTTGAACGGTTTGTCCGATTTCGATTATCCGTCCGGTTATTTGGTTTGCCATTAATTTTCTCCTCCAAAAATCTTTTTATCAGTTATAAGTTCTCTGTTTTCTTCCAAAAACCGGATAAATTCCTCACAATGATTAGTGAGAATAGGAATATCACGTTCTGGATTGAAAACGTATGTTTCTGTATAGGTATCTACCACAAAACCGCCTTTATTGAACTCTACAATGTTGTACTCAAATGTCCGTACATCCGAACCGTTCTTCATCAAAGCGTAAGGATAAACCAAATGTTGATGGTGGTCTTTGAACTTCCCTACGGTATAGCTTCCAGTTGTTTTGATGTCGTGGACGCTGGCCGGCATCAGCTCGTCAATCACCCCATAAACCAAAACATTGCCGTATGCGGTTGAAAGAATCGCTTCTACCCTTTGTTGGGTCAATGCTCCTTTGAAGTAACCGGCGAACTCTCGGCAAAGTGAGATTGGGAAAGTAAAAACACGATTATTATAGGTAACTCTCAAACCTATAACCTCGTTGGTCTGAACCTCATCGTAATACAAAGGTTTACCTGTTTCGTCACAAGCTCCTTCGCGTATTGCCTTATATACCTTTTCAATCTGCACCGTTTCGGATTTCCGATTTTCAACCATACAGTCAATAACCTCATTAAAGGCTGTTCCCTTGTCTGCCGCTTCGCTGTCGAATGGCCTGCGGTTAATCCGGTCTATCAGTTCTTGAAACTGCTTCTGCCGAAACTCTTCTTCCGTATATGGTGGATTCTCACTCCACCCATAATAACGCTCATATATGACATCGCTATTAAGGTAATTGAAGTAAGAATCCAACAATGTTGCATATATACGATAGTTAGGCTGCATCTGAGTAGATTTTAGTTTCCTTATTGAATACCAGTCCCAAAGCCTTTACCTTTGCAGCAAACAAACTTCTCGCCATCATCAAAGAACTACCAACGTGTTCAAACTCATTGATATGTGAAGCGAACTCATTAGCGGAGTTGGCATCGGTGATAAATTCAATGCTTTCTTTTATTTCTTCTATCACCTTGTCATACTTTTCCTGCGCTTCCTTCTTGGCAGCAAGCATACCCAAATACGAATTGATTATCTTGGCGGTGATAAAGTCGTTCTTTGCGGTTGGATTACCATTCTTGTCAAGGATGGTAGGAACTTCCATCACTGAAGGAAGATTGCATGTATTCTTACCGTCATTTCTTGAAGTCGGGTCAAAAGTTATAGTGCGTCTTTGAACACCTCTTTCGCTTTTCATTTCAAGATAGCCGAGCAAATCCAGTTCGGTAACGATGGAGTTGTAGGACTTTTCACGCAAGGCAGGGATAAACACGGTATCATCACCTTCTTTCCGTGTGTCGCGATGGGCAACGAAAATGATGTGCTTGTTAAGCCCCGAAAGTGTTCGTGTCATCCATGAAAACTCCGCATTGATACCACTCCAATCCCTGATAGACGGTTGGCGGCTGCCACATTTATAAGTAATGATGAAATCCATCATCTTACCAATAGTATCAACTACAATGGTCTGATAAGCAGACAAATCCTCCTGCAAGACCTGTTGAACATCACTCCATGAAATGACCTGTACGGTATCTATGTTTTCCAAATGCGCCATATTCATACGCTTAACGCCATTATCGAAATCCAATAATAACGGTTTCGGTGCGCTCAATGCCACTGTTGATTTTCCCATACCAGCCTGGCCGTAAATCATCATTTTCACTGTGGTAGGGATTACTAATTCATTTGATTTTTTGATAAGACTCATAATCGTAAAATTTAAAGGGTTAATTATTCTCTTTCTGTAGAATAGCATCTACATCACTTTTTCGGTACAATCTCTTACCTCCTATTTCCAACCTGCACAAATATCCAATTTTATGCCATCTCCATAAGGTTGACTTATCGGTATGTAGAATCTGACTTGCCTCTTTAATGGTCAAGTAGTCCTCTTCCGGTCTGATGAAAGAGTCTCTAATACTTCTCACAGTCTTTTTTACAAGATGTTCTGCGAACTCTTTCAAATCAGTGGACTTTATTGTCAAAGTAACATTGGCACCACTATTTAAAATATCCTCCATGTTCATTCTCTTACCCTTTCTATATGTTCAATTCTAAATCTTCGTAACCTCCTCATATCACCTTGTTCGTGGTAAAGTGACAAAGAAAATATACACAGTAAGCAACATGTGACGGACACACGGACTATAGGCGAAAAATCCATCGTGAGCCTCACACCGGCTATCCGTTCATAAAGCATTGTTGCAAGTTCTCTCCCATTCCGTACATGCAATATTTCAAAAGCCTTTTGCAATTGGTTATTAATCGTGCTAACCGCCCGGCATTTGAAATTGGCGATTTCCTTTTTCTCATACCCTTGTGCATACATCCGTGCTGTAATCTCGCATTCAGGGGTGAGTTCTGTGAATACCCGTTCCATAATCGTGTGAGTTAGATGACTATGACTCCCTTTTTACAACGACAATACCTTTTTTCGGATAAGACTTTGAAGCCCATTTTTTACCCTCAAGAAGATGCTTGGCATTTAGAAGTGATACGTTGTTGCGGATTGTCTCAAGTGAAGATATAGGCAGCTCTATCGTGGCTCCTCTCTTCATGTTTCTCATTTTCTCTTTACTTTCTACTTTTTCCATAAATGTTATATTAGAATGATTGGTGGGCGTTGACGGACTCGAACCGCCAGTTCCTCAAATGAGGTGTGTTAGCCATTACACCGAACGCCCCAATAAGAAAGGTGCGCTATCTTCACAGACGGCACACCCGATACACATAATAAACACGACAAAAAACACATTGAAGTTATATTACTTCTTTGAGTTTTCTTTAATGAAGTCGTAAATAGGTTTGAGCACCTTTTTAGCCTCTTTTACAGTGGGTGATAAATTACCACGTGCATAGATATGGAAGTCGAATACTCTTTCTTTAGAAATATCCCATCTACCTTGATAAGCATAGAATTGAACAGCATCAACATGAGGGGATATTTCAATAAATATTTGGCTTTCGTCTCTTTTCGAGAAGTTCATGCTGTCTATGATAGCTTTTTGAACCAGTCCCATTACACTGTAATTTTTCTTTTTCATAATTGTGTAATTTAATTATTTGAGTTCTTTGAAAGTTATTGTAACGAGTAAGCAACACGCAATAAGAATGATACTCATTATTGTTACTGAAAAGATTTTTATTGGACTGTATGTCGTGATAGCCCCATAAAACATGCCAATAGCACATATAGCTATTAGTATGGATAAAGAGAATTGAATTATTTTCATAACTTCTTTTAATTTTAAGTTTATGCCGCCCGTATAAGGATAAAGCGAAACGGTGCGCACTTCGCTTTGCCCGTGGCTTTTAGTACGGTAGTAGCACTAACCTTTGCTGCGGTTGTTGCGCCCCCGATACCTTCTACGGATTCTACCACGTATCGAGACGTGAAGGGCTTATATTTAGACCTTTCAGCGATACTTGTGCCTAACCAAGCATACTCGCCACACTAAAGACAAATTGGTGTGCTGAAAGTAAAAATCATATCAACTTCGTGGCTTTACCACCATCAGACATATACAACCATTCGCTCTTCATCAGCTTATCTTCGGTTGCTATCGGTGTCAATTCCGTTCCACTTGCACCCACCACTATCTACCATCACTGGCTTCGCTTACGTGCCTTCGCAGAAATATATCTTTATATCGTACCAATATGTCAAAGAACTAATCAATAGTGCCCTACCCGATTCTCGCTATCAGTTGCCGTTCAATCCGTCAATAGGGCTGTCGTGCGTGATATAATCGTGTGATTAATCATCATAAAAGAACTTCTCGCCCGGCTTTCTGAAAAGCCTGTAGCTTGCATACAAGCAGCCTAATACTATCAATGCCTCTATCATACTGCTATTCTATCAAGTTGAAACTCTATGTAATCAATCTCTTCTTGAATAACCTCTAAGGCTTCTTCTTTGGTATCGGTATTACAGAAAGCACAAGCCTCTGTGTCAGACATCTTATCAACTCTATCAAGGTCTATACAAGCCTTATCTAAAGCCTTTTCAAGCCCGTAGGCTTCTACACTGTCACATACTCTAAACTGTCTCATATCAGGCGATTTTTAAAAGGTTAGCTTTCTTAAAGCATCTGAACTCTTGGCGTTCAGTATCATAGTAAGTTTGAACGGTGTCGTTCTTCTTTCTGTTGTCAGTACCAGCAATGGCAGGCATCAACTTTTCATTTAGTGTACCGTAGGCTTCTCTCACAGAACCGTCCACCTTTTGAAAGTAGAATTTCACAATCTTGCTTTTCATCTGCAATTTCAATTTCATGTTAGCCCAAGCGCACTTTAATGCTTCTGACATCGTGAAACCGTTCTTGCGAACGAACTGCCATGCAAGGCTCATAACTTCATGTAAAAAACTCTTCGTGCTCATAATCGTGTGATTTAATATGTTTATACTATTTGTATCATCAATCATTTAGTTTATCTTTGCTACGTGATTGATTGATGATGCAAAGATACACATATTTGTGTATGTTACAAATAATATATAAACGTATATGTGTATATAAATACTATTTAACTATTAGGGTAGTTTATACCTTATTATGTAGAGCTATGGATTTAAAAGACTTTGTAAGCGAGACGCTCAAAGAAATAATCGAGGGAGTGAAGGACGCCCAAGACTTTGCAATAGAAAACGGCGCAGTGATTAACCCTACCAGTTTTGGGGTCGTTTCTCCAAAAGCCATAATGAGCAAAGATAATGACGAGATAACATCCGTACAGCGTATTGATTTCTCTCTGTCATTGCAGCAGTCCTATGCAGCCGATGGAAAGGTAAGTATAGGGGTAATGGACATAGGGAAGATAGAAGGAGAATATAGAAATATCAAGGAAAATCGGGTGAATTTCAGTGTTTTGGTCGTACTCCCTGATAGAGATAACCGTTAGGAAGGGCATTACGATAGAATCTGCCAGTTCTGATATATTCAAATAGTTCTTCCGTGATGCGTATTACGGTTTCGGATTCCGTGTCACTTCCGACAAGGTTGCTATTCAGAACAATGGAAAGTATTTTCTTTCTCTTTCTTTGGGCTATGCGATTCCTTAAAACAGATAACAAGTTCATATCAAAAAGCGAAAGCGACCAACTCCAAAGTTGCGGTTTGAAGTTTAGTCGCCTATATAGTCCCTTAACGGGAACAGTTAAACTTATTAGTCAAAATCACCCGCAACTTGATTTTGATGCAAATATACACATTGTTGTTTACATGAAAACAGAAGGTGAAAGAATTTCTGATATTATTTCTCATTTCTGCGAATCAAAAGCTGATTTTGCAAGGAAAATGGAGGAAAGACCACAAACAATAAGTAATTGGGTGTCTCGTGGTGCTGGTAAAAATGTGCTAAACAAAATATTATCAAAATTCCCAGATGTAAATGCAAACTGGCTTCTTACCGGGGAAGGAGATATGTTGTCTCGAAAACTATATGAATACACAAAAGAAAAAACAGATGTTTTAATGGAGCCAAGCCTTGACGACACTAAACAGCCAAAAATCAATTACACAAAAGGAGTGCCATATTACAATGTGGATTTCATAGGTGGTTTTGATTTGGTTCTAAACGACCAAACCGTAAATCCAGAGTATCTGATAGATTTTCAAAAATACAATAATGCGGATTGCTGGTGCAATGTTACAGGTCATTCTATGGAACCAGAAATTAATCACGGAGATATAATAGCTTTGAAGAAGATTGAAGATAAATCCTTTCTTCCGCTCGGAGAAGTGTATGCAATCGTTACAAAAAACGATATGCGCACTATAAAAAGGCTGGGAGCGGGAAAAACAGATGATTTTTACACCCTTATTCCTTCAAACAAGTCGCCGGAATATTCCCCCCAACAACTTCCAGTAAAAATGATTAGGACTATATTTCAAGTATTGGGAGCAGTGAAGAGATTTTAGTTAGAGAACTCAATTAATATCAATATAATGAAAAAATATCTATTTATATTAGCATTTTCCATTGCTTGTATAGGTTGTGAAAATCAAAACGCAAACATACAGAAATGTTACACAATGCTTAGTGAAGCAGAACAAGCCCAAGAAACTATCGAAACAATCCCATGTGGTATAAGATTTGGCATGACAAAAGATGAGATAAACAGTCATCTCGAAAAGTTAAGTTTAAATCCCGATTCTACAAACGTTAGCAAAAAGGATGATTTCTATTATTATACATTCAAATTCCCAACTGGATATTACAAAGCATTGATTCTTCCAGCCCTCCCTATGAATGGAAAAATACATAATGTTTCATTTATATTTAGAAATAGCATGGTTTCTTTGCCAGAATCAAGAGATGAAAGTTTACTAAAAGACTTAAAACTGGAATTTGGTGATTTGATTTCAAGTAGTTGCGTAATAGGAGATAAGGAACATTTACACAAGAAATACACATGTTGGGCAAAGGATAATTTAGCCATCTATTTTAATAATGACTCGTTTTTTTGTGGGTTAACATTCGCAAATGCCCCAATAGACAAAACAGCGCATACGCTAAAATTTTCCCAAGAAATTACATCATCAGTAAATAGCCAAATCAAGAATAAAGAAAATTCAAAATCTGAAAACCAAGTCACGGGTGCGGATAAGTACATTGAAACAATTACCGGATTTACATGCGTAAAGGCAACAGTTACGGATAATGGTTTTCTTATTATAGCGATTGATGCCACATCAGAAAGCGGATATGATTTCCTTGCTTCGCAATTTCTTGATGAAGCGAAGAAAGAAGGAGTTTCTGGATTAAAGGGTGTAATGATTGTAGATTCCAAGAATTGCCAATTCCAGAAAGGGGCTGTCGTTGGAAAAAGAATAGGAAAAGCATTTAATAAATAAATAAATAGATTATGATTGACTTTCTAACCATCATACTCCTAATATTCGGAGTACTGCAAATCATCCTCTTCTTCAAGGTATGGGGAATGACGAATGACATCAAAGAGATAAGGAACAAGTACCTTAAAGACGAGGATGAGAAACGAAGACAAAAAGCAGAATACGACCCAACTCCCAAAATCAGCGGTGGGGTTAAAACAACAATATAGCCGGAATTATTTCCCGGCTTTTTCTTTCCCTATTCGCGAGTTGTGCAAATGTTGTGCAACTATCATAAAAAGAAAATGCTAACAAGTTATCAATGAACCTATTAGCATTTTTCCTTGTGATTCCGTTGCGATTCGAACGCAAGACCCACGCCTTAGAAGGGCGTTGCTCTATCCAGCTGAGCTACGGAACCAGCCTTAATTGCGGTGCAAAGGTACGCTTTTTTGCGAATATTGCAAATTTTTGTACCACCTTTTTTCGTTACCTATGTACAAAAGGCTCATTTGCTATATAAAAAGTAATGATTAGTTACCTTTACAAACAAGATACACGGTATTTATATACAGATGTATTAAAACATTTTGCAAATTATCAATGTTACTAATTATAAAAAGTAAAAATATGGATGAATATTCAAGCAGGGAAAGTAGCATTGACCCGAAAATGAATGAAAGAGTAATAACAACTAAACTTTAAAGTGATGGAATGGGAAAATCAGTTGATACAAGAATTGCAATGGTCAAATAAAATCAGCAATAAAGCGAATAAGGAATTGGCAGCCCAGGAAATTGCCGGACTGGCCAAAGACAGTGATGCCATAGGAGCAGGCTCCGGCTCTACCGTTTATCTCACTTTGTTTGCATTAGCTTAGCGAGTTAAACAAGAATCTTTGCATATAGAAATCATTCCGGCATCTGCCGAAATTTCG